ATGAAACTTCACAGCCTGACTGCAGCAGCGTTCTTCATGCTGGCGATCGCCGCCAGTTCCACTTCGGTCCAGGCCAATAATTTTGGCATGTTCATGGGTTTCGGAAGGCCGATCGCACCGGTCCTGTGCCTCACCGACTACCAGGTTCGCCAGCGGGTTGCCGCCGAGGGGTTCACCAACATCTTCCTCAACGCACCGATCGATCGGCACATCCAGGTTCGCGCCACCAAGGGCAAGTGGGTGTACCTCATCGATTACAACCGCTGCCGCGGCGAGATCGTGAGCGCCAAGCGCCTGCGTCGCGCCTCCTAGCTGCACCGCGTTCCAGCAGCCATCACATTCGCTTCACTTCGGCGCGGCGGCCTGATCTTGGCCGTTTTCGCGCCCATTTACCTTCTGTTTGCTTCTCAGCAGCACTTTTTTAAGCCTGCTCAGATACAAAGCGATGCATACGGTCATGTGTCTGGAGTTGCCGTATGGCGTTCGCGGCTGGCAGTAGTTCTGCGTTTGTAAAAGCCGGAAGATCGCGAAGCAATCGATGGTGGTTGCAAGCCGGATTTTTGAGTCTCGCGTACCGGCTTGCCCACCTCTGTGCTCCGCGCCAGTTTGTTATACTTGGCGTTTCCCTGCTGTTTTACTTCTCATAGATGTTAGCCAAGCCGGCGGGCCAGATCCTTTGCCCGGCGGTCTGTCGTCGCGGTGAAGAGGGAGGGTTGGCGATCCCGGCAGGATCGAAACATAATGCGTCCTGGATTGATTTTACTTGGCTTTTCGCCCTGTTCCCGCACCGGGTCCAGAGGTGCGGGGAATAGTGTTCCCGCTTTGCACCATTTCGGTATAGCCGGCCATCAGCTTCGACGCGGCTGATCCGCCCAAGATTTCCTTGTTCGCCGAGCGAGTGTAGTGCTCGGCTTGAGCCAGCGTTGCCCATCCCCACATTGCCATGAGTTCGCTCGCGGTCGCCCCGGCCTGAGCTGCCAGAACAGGCCCGGTCTTTCGAAGACCATGAGCGCGTGCCGGGACACCTGCCTCTTCGCAGCGGTCGCGGAACCAATTGCCAAAACTGGCACCGCTCTTGAAAGGGTTGCCCGCCTCGGTCCTGAGCAAGGTCAGATCCCCTGTAGGCCTTGCACTGGTGTCGTTCTCGGCTGTGTTGTGCCCCCTGAGGGATACCGCCGCATCGACCGCGGCTATGGCCTCCACCAACGGGGGCAGGGCGGTGAACGTGACCGTCACGCCGGATGAGCCGGAGGTCTTGCTCGGACGGAATTGTACCTTGCCGCCGCGGATGTGTTGTCTGCCGAGCTGGATGGCGTCGGATCTGCGCAACCCGGTAAAGAGCAAGACCCTCATCGCCAGGTTGGCCATTGTGCCCACCGGGTGCCGCTGCTCGTACTTGATGACGTCCTCGATCTCCCAAGGGCGATGTCCGATGATCTTAGCGTTGACGAAGTCGACATCCTTGGTGGGATCATTCTCGATCCAGCCGCGCATCTTCGCATAAGCGAACATCGGCTTGATCGCCTTGAGAAACGCGTTGGCGGCATGGCCGGCGCCCGTCTGGGCGCGCTTCTCTCGCGCATTGATGATGTTGCGTTCGCTGATGTTGGTGATCAGTTCGTCTCCAGACTTCTCGACCATTTCGGCAAATATTGCGTCGCGACGGCGCTGCGTCATGGCGCCTATCTCATTGCGGAAGTGGGGGGATTGCTTGTACTCGTTGACCAGCCAGCGGAGGGTGCCGGTCGTGGCCGCCCGCCCGCCACGAGTGCGCTGCACGGGCTGGCCAAGTACGGCCGCTCGGTAGGCCTCTTGGAAGCCGTCTGTACCATAGTCGGGGAGACGGACGCGGCGCCCCTTGCCGACTCGATAGTAGTAGGCCGGGTTGCCGTGCCGGTTTATCTCACGCGTGACATTTGCTGGGAGGCGGGTGCGCATGCCCGCATCAGAGGTCGATGTCACGGTACTCGTCAATCTCAGGAGGCTGCGTTTTCACCGCAATTCCCGCAGGAATGATGCGGATTGTTCCATCCCGCGAGACTTCCACCACGGCGGCGGCCCCGACTTGCTCGACGGCGCGGATTGCTCTGGCGATATCGGCCTGGGTAGCGCGGGCAGGGGTTCGGCTCATTCGACCTCTCCCTTGGCTTGAGGCTGTGCAGGGGCGGCGAGCTCTTCGAACCGACCGTCATTCCATTCCTCGATCGGTCGTGCCCAGAGTGAGCCGTCATCGACGGACTGGTAAAGGGCGACAGGGTGCATGTCGACGCTGAGCACATGAAAATTGCCACCAGAATCTCTCCCAGCCTTCCGCCCATCGAGCCAGTTCTCGGCCTGCATCTTGCCGATGCCGATCAGCACGTATTCAGTGCCGCGCTTCTTGTGGCGGTGCGTTGCAACGGGTTGCAGCGGAGCCTTGGCGAGCATGGCCTGGTACATTTCGATGAGCCAAGCTTCACTCTCAGCGGTCATCGTGTGGTCGGCAGCCATGAGCGGTCCATCATGGGCGGCCAAGATCATTTCGCGCGTCGGCTCTTCCGGCACCAGCCGATATCCGGCAGGGATGGAAGGGGCGGGATGATGGTGCTCGACCGGTAGCGCCGATCCTGTGGGCTTCGCGGCCTGTTTGGCTCGGATTTTCAGAACGATGTCGGGTTGCGTGATGCGGTCCACCTCGCGCCGAGCCTCGGCGTTGATGCCGACGCCGAAGACGTTGCAGAGCGCCGCCAGGGTGACCATTACACCACCGACCTCCTGGCCAATCTCACCAACCGGCCGGCTGAACACGTAATCGACAAGCGCATGGCCGCGTTCTGCCGACCAGCCAGTGGCTTGGGCAAGCTCCAGGGCTTCCTCAATGAAGCGATCTGCGCGCTCGATCTTGTCGGCGGCAATTTCTGCGCCGAAGCACTCCAGCATCCATGCGGCGACCCGATCTTGATGGGCCTCAGTCTCGGCGGGGCTGGCCACCAGTGCCGCACTGATAGCCTTCGCAGCATCAAGCGCCCCTTCGGCGAGAAGCCGATCATCCGTGCCCTCTTTCGTGATGCACCAGAAAGTCTCTAGGCAAGAGAACAGAGTGTCCAGATGCGGCTTCACCGCCACCGGCTCGGCCCGCACGGAGAGGGCGGCAGTGAGTGACGAACGAAGGCGTTCACACCATCCATGCAAATCGCCTATCTTGCGCTCGTGGTGGAAGTTTTCGGGCGTGATCATTTCGATCAGGCGCTCCATCTCCTCCGTCACCACGACAGGGGCGCGGCGGTTCCAGGCGGCGAGGACAGCCCGCACCCTGCGACGGGCGTTCCTGCGGTAGTACGACGGCTGAAGTTCCCATGCGTCGCCATCTTCGGCCTCGCTGACCGACTTGGCGACTTCTTCGATAAGCTCTTCGCTCACCCCATCCTTATTCATGGTCATGGCTGTCTCCTCTGCGCATAAGGCGCTCCAACGGGCTTTCGGGCGGCTTCCGGCGCCCATGACCAGGTTCAAGCCCGTGCTTCTCGAGATATTGCCGCGTGGCTGCTGCCCACACTTTTCGGCCCCAGCTTGTCGCCTCGAACGGCCACGGCCGGGCTGCTCGCAGCGCAGCGCGCCTGGTCTTGAGGTCGGCGTCTTTGGGAAGCGACCGATGCACCTCGCCGATGACGGATGCCGCTTGCTCACGCCATTTCATGGCTGGCTCCTGATGGCGATAGGTTTCCCGGTATCTCTGGAAAATTCGAGACGATACCAGCGCGGATCGAACGTCAGGCCCACGGCATCAGCTATCTCGCGCATCGTGTTTTCGTCTTCATCGATGCGTTCGTCCATCCAGCCGAACCAAATCAGGTCGTCGCCATAGGTCTGCGCGATGTTGAAGTCGTCGCTGCCTCGAAGGTCCCATCCGTGCTTGATTGCATCGGCGCGCTTGTTGAACCGGGCGCCGTCCCATTCGTAGTGGAACCCGAAGCCGGCATCGTTCATCCAAGCCGACTGACAGATCACGATGAATTCCGGGTCGATATCGGGAATATCCTCAGGCATCTGCATCGGTGTTCTCCATGGAAAGCTTGGCGGCGAGGAGGGCGGCTAGAAGGGCTAGCGGGATCGTCGCTGCCTCTGCCGTCACTTTTGCTCCCAGAAATCGGTATGCATGGTCGTGCTGGTCCACGAACGCTAGATGCGTCTTCGGCCCGTTGTCGAAGCCATACGCCCACCCAGGCAGCTCCTTCTCGATGAGGGAGACAACGGCGTCGAGGGAGGCGGAGAAGGCTGGCAAGTGCGCATCCTCCCGCCAATCTCTAGGATAGCTGGTCCGCTCGTCGCTCAGCCCGAGTGGCGCGCCACAGTGCCCCCCGGAACCACAGTCAGCGCAATACCAGCCTTCGTCGCCGCAATAGCCAAAATTGAGACCCGTCGCTTTCGCGATAGCTCCATCCAGTTCCCTGCTTCCCTTCTCCGCGCTCCTGACGCGCTCCAGCAGTGATTTGAGATCGGGGCGGGTCATCATGCCCTCCCGATCTGATCGATGTTCCCGAGGGCGACGGTGAAGGTGTAGGCGACCACGTACGGGTTCTGCGCCCACGCGCCGTGGCCGTTGATCACGTCCCACAGTGCCGCATACATTTCGCGAGCGGTGGAGCGCGAGAGATAGGGGAAATCCGGGTTCGGATGCTCGACGCCCGGCACCCAGAAGTCGCCGGTGGGTCGCCGCATCACACCCTCCGCCAGTGCATCCTCCTCGCTGATATCCTGCAACCGCTCGACCCGGACATCGGTCACGGTGAGCGTGATGCGGGACGCCCAGCGCGGCATGAAGCGTCCGAGGCGCTTGTGCCACGCAGAGGTGCCTGGGTCGCTATGGTGTCGTCCAAGCCTGACGTCACCAGGGGCTGAAAACAGGATCGCCGGATCATCCGCAACGAATGCCCATTTCTGCCGTCCGCCCGCAGTGAGACGGCCGGAAACGGGCTCCCAATGGCCGAACTGGTAGTATTCCTCACGGACATAGAGCCGGTCTCCCTCGGCGATGGGAGATCGCTGGTCGCCAGTCGCGAACTGGTACGCCGGACGGTCAGTGCAGACCATCCAAACCCACCTGTGCTCACTGCGCCGCTCTACCCTCACTGGCTCATGGTGCGGCGCCAGCTGCGGTTGCGGCTTGATGAGGCGCCGCGTCTGCGTCTTGGTTCCGGCGAGCAGGACGCGAACCATTGGCGCCGAGAAGAGGATAGGGAGGTCAGCCATTGCGGCCTCCCACGATCTGCATGGCCACGCTTTTGAGGGCAGCGACCTGCTCGACGGTCATCGGGCGCTTGAAGTCTCCGATCACGACGTTCTGGTGCTGTGCTTCCCAGCGGGCGATGAGGCCGGCCCCGACGTGATGTCGGACGAACGCAGGGAAGGGCGCCAGGTACTCGGCCGGCTCGATGCCGCCGCCGAACTCGAACTGCTCGGCCCAACGCGCCGCGATCCACAGGGTACGATCCTGCGGCTGGAACATGTTCCTCGGCCCAGGCAGGCGCTCGACGCGCATCTCGGCGACGTCGTCGTCGGGGATCTGCTGGATGGCGTTCCATATCTCGGCGGGCGTGAACCCCATGGCCACGTTCTTCCCCGCCAGCAAGAGCACAAGGCAGCCGGAGGACCAGGTGATGTCGTCAGTCATGCGTTTCTCCCGATGAGGGTGGCGTTTCGAATGATGAGGATTGCGGCGTCGTGGTTGCCGGTGTGGGCCCAGAGCAGGGCGGCCACGAGCACGGGATCGATGCCGACAGAGGCCCAGTAGTCGCGCTCGTTCATGTCGTGCTGTCGGCGGTGCTCCGTGGCGGACAGAGGGACAACCCATTTGTCATCGGGCTTCTCTGCCATGCCCACCTTGGGCTTTCCGTAGATGGGCGCCCCGTAGCGGATGTGGGCAGCCTCTACAGGGCCGGGGCCGGGAACCAGGCTGGGCAACTCGCGGATGAAGGCGAGATGGCTATTGGCGTTCTGCCTGGGCTGCTTGGAGCGGCCCCGACGACCATCGAGGGTGAAGGCGGTCGGCGGGCGAAGGACGGAGTGGGCCATTACTGTGCCCCCGGGAAACCGTTGTGCTCGACGCCATCGAGGAGGCGGCCTGCGGACTTCTTGCCGATCTTTGCGACCCACTCCCCGTCCGTTCGACCATCGTCAGTCCACTCGCCACGGTTCCATGCTCGGATGGGCAGCGATACCGGATGGCCCTCATACCAATCGCCAGTCGGCAGCCACTCGCCCCACTGCTTGAACAGGAACGGCACGCCGGCCGCAGCGCACTGATCACGCAGCGAGCGGAACCAATCGGGATGTGACGGTCTGGCGTGAGGCCCGCTCTCGCCTCCGGCAATCACCCAGTCAAGTCTGCGGCGTCCGGCGATTGGGAGGTCGCGGAGGAAGTTGGTGATGGTGATCTCCCCGAGGAGGGGTTCGGCGCTAAGGAATCGCGCTGCGCTGTCATGCTCGAGCAAGTGTGGGACATTCAGTGCCGCTCGCCTTTGATCTTCGACGGTGGTTCCCAGCCAGACGTTGCCCTTCACCTCGTGCCAAAAGGCCGGCAGCATCTTCCCGATGTTCTGCGGGCGCTTCGTCAGCAGCAGCCAGTCGATATCCGGCGTGTCACGGATGAGCGACCACAGATCGTCCCGCCACTCTCTCGGCACTTGGTTGTCGAACACGTCGGCCAGGCTCGAGCAAAATACGCGCTGGCGCCGGCCGTGCTGTGCGAAGAACGCGGGCGCTTGCCGCTGCCAGCGGCGCGGCTGCTGCCAATTGCTGGTGCTGGTCCGCGAACGCTTGCCGCCCCACTTCACCCGTCCATGACGAGTGTCCATCAGCGCCTCGGCATAGCAATGGTCGCAGGCCGGGCTCACCTTTGTGCAGCCGATCCAGGGGTTGAAGGTGCTATCGCACCATTCGATGGCGGTGTTCTCAGCCATTTCAGCGCCTCCGCTTCGGCAGCGGCTTCGCCGCCGGCCGGACACGCGCCAGATGGTCGAGCGCCTGCTTCAGCGTCACGGGCTTGCCGTAGGTGACGGGTTTCGGGGAGCGAGCAGAGGCGATCAGCATCACGCCACCTCCTGCACTTCGCGCAGGTGCTGCGGCTCGCTGATGTGGTAGCACCATGCACCAATCCAGATGCACGTCGGCGTCAGCCTGGTGATCTCGCCGCTGCGTTCAACAGGAACACCGTCGCGGGTCACGGTGAAGACCACCTTCTTGCCGACGAGCTTCTGGCGCTCGGCGTCGGTCATAAAGCGGTGCAGCATCAGAACGCCTCCTCATAGGCCTCGATGGGCGGGAGAGGGCGATTGTCGCCCTTGGGGTGCTTGGGCTCGCTCCATTCGACGCCATGCTGGTCGCCGAAGGCCGAGATGATCGTCAGGAGGTCGTGCATCTCGGTGCCTTCGAGGTCCGAAGATGACGTGCCGCTGATGTTGACGAACCCGGTATGGTCGGAGTTGGGGACCAGCTTCATCTGATCCCGGTTCTCGCGGCGCAGCGCGTCGAGCATCACCAGCTTCCACTCCTCGGCATCGAGAAGGCGCAGGCCGCCATCAACCTGCCATTTCAGTTGCGCGGCCAGATCGCCCAGCATGGCCCACATGGCGGCGTTCTGATCGTTGGAGCGCTTCGGCCCCTTGATCTCAACGCGGCTGCCAGGGCGCTTGGCAAAGGCCTCATGGACCAACACGATGGTGCGCTCCACGAGGCGTTCGTTGGCGAGGGTGATGATCTGGCGGCGCATCAGTCGATCCTCACGGGGCGCCTGCAGTCCTCGATCAGCGCAAAATCGATCCGATATCCGAGCCACGGCTCGTATTTGCCGATGGGCTTATTGGTGAAGATGCTGCCAGTCCTGCCAGTGATAGGGTGATGCGTCCCGACGTATCCGATGACGGGGTACCATTCACGGTCGACGAGAACCTCGTCGCCTCGTTGCAGGCCGCGATCGAGCTTATCGAAGATGTGAGTGACCATCAGTCTTCGAGCCTCGCGTCCGGCAGGTTCATGCGCGTGGCAAACTCGAGGAATTCCTCGGCCAGCCTGACGCAGTCCTGCTGCAGTTCGGGGTACCGATAAGCGCGCAGCACCTGGGGCTCGGCGACACGGTAGACGTTCTCGCCTTCGCGCTTGGCCTCGTAGATCTGGAAGACGTTCCACTGGAAGATGTCGGCATCGAACAGGTCGAGGTAGTACCGCCACTGGTACCCATCCATGTACCGGTCGAGGTCGACCTTGGACGTCGTCTTATGGTCGTAGACGATCTTCCCCTCGACGCAATCGGCCTTTCCAGTGACCTTGAGCGCACCATAGTCCTTGGCCACGCGCTGCTCGCGGATGGCCGGCAGGACGATCTCGGCATCCGGCAGGAGGAACGTGTAGCCGTGCGCCGAGAACGTATCGTGGTTGCCGTCCTGCGCCGCTTCAATGGCGGCATGGAAGGCCGTCCCGACGCGCATCTTCTCGCTCGGCTCGTCCGTGGTGATGAAGCGGATGAAGTCCTCGACCGTCGGCTCGACGTCATCTTCGTGCAGCGGCGCCCAGTTCATCCACTGGCGGTAAGCCTCGATGTTCGAGACACGGGTCAGCATCAGGCTGCCCCCGTCCGAGACCGGGCTTCCGGCAGGTCGCACCATTGCGTGGGGTTTGCCGCGCACTCAAACTCTGATCCGCAGACGAACCACCAGTCGGGAAGCGAGGCTTCGACGACGCCGTACTCGCCCACATCGGTGAAGCCGCCGCCCCACTCGACGATGTGAAATCCGGTCGGAGCATAGCTTAAACCTTCGGCGTGAGCGGCATAGATCGTGAGGCGGTCGCCATCGTGGTACGGGTCCGCTTCGTGGTCGCACCACGCGAGGATAGGGCGATCTTTGGGCGCAGTGCTGATCGGGTGCAGGTCCATCATGCTGCCTCGCTCTCGCTAGCCGGAGCCTGCTCCTCGGACTTCTCCTCGGCCTTGGCGTAAGCGCCAGCGGCCTTGTCATAAGCGAGGCCGAGTTCGATGGCCCGCTGGTGCAAAAGTCCGCTCATGAGCTTCCCTGCGGCCTTGGCGCGGGCGATGAGGCCGTTGACGCCCTCGGCGTCAGTAAGCTTGGGCAGGTTCTCGCGGAACCAGTCCTGCTCGGCCTTGGCCGCGAGCTGATCCTCGTTCAGCGTGTTGAGCTTGTTCTTGGTCTGCTGGATGACCCGAGCAAGAAACCCTTCGAACTCGGGGCTCTCATGGTGGGGAACGAGCAGCGGCTCCAGCTGCCCCGGGTTCTTGCCGAACGCGGCGTCACCAGGAGAGAACCGGAGCCAGCGCTTGCCCCCGTCCATGACCAGACGCCCCATGGCGTCGGCCGCCTTGTAAATCTCGCCCTTCGAGCCGCCCTGGACATCGAGGCGTTCGATGACGTCGTCGCCATTGCGCTGCTCGTCCATGTGCGCCAGCAAAACGCTATCGAGGCCGAAGCCATTGACCATCTTGAGGAACGAGACAAACCGGCTCTTGAGCTCTCCGTAGCCCTGCAAGGTGAGCGCACCGCCGCGACCGAACTTAGGGTTGTTGGCGATGATGTCTGCGGTCAGGACATCGAGCGCGCGGCCGGCGGTGTCCATGACGATGGTGCGATAGGGGGCAAGGTCGCTTGCCGTGATGGCTGCGACGTCGGACCAACTGTCGACGCGAACGACATCCTTCCGGTTGGCGGCGCGGTGGGCACCGTTGTCGAAGTCGAGCAGAAGAGGATCGGCGGCGGTAAAGGCAAGAGAGGACTTCCCGAGCCCGGGCGGGCCGTAGATCACGACATTGAGCCGGTCTACGGTGATGGGGTCGGAAGAGCGAACGATCTTGAGGGCCATGGCGGCGTTCTCCAGCGGTTAGGGAAGGGTCTTGCAGTGGAAGGTGTTGAGCATCGACACGCGCTCGCGGACATCGTCCGGCAGACCTTCGCCGTTCTTGAGCACAAGGAGCACGCGTCTGGCGGCTTCTTTGTCCTTGCTGCCATTGTCGCGGACACGAGCAGACTTGTTGCGCGTGCTCGTCGTCGTGTGTGAATAGATGACCAAGCTGATGCCTTCGCCTTTCACCTTGGCGATCTCATAGGCGTGCGCCGATGGCTCGACCGTGCAGCCCAGTTTGCTGCAGATGGTCTTGGCGAACCCGAACTCATCCTTCCATCGGCGAGAGACAGCGGCCATCACGCAGCCCTCCGCAGAATGCTGTCGTCGCGCAGATCGGCCTGCCACTGCCGCAGCAGCCGGGCGCAGCGATCGAGCTCGCCGATGACCTTGGTGTTGCCCGGATCGGCCTCGGCCACGACACCAACCCGGCGCTCGTAGTTGCGGGCGACAAGATCAAGGTGGTGGAGGCGGGCCTGGTCGGTGTCCTTGAGGCACAGGGCCGCGAACGTTCCGCCGAGGGCGTGATCCCATTCGCGGACACCGATGCCGCCGCAGGGAGGGGCACTGAACGAGATGCCGTAGGAGGCGCGCCGGGTGTGGCTGCGCAGAGCGGTGATGAAGTCCATTACAGGAATCCTCCAGTGCGCAGCGCCAGGGCTGCGAAGATCAGGATGACGGAGAGGAGCACCGTGGCGACGAGCTCAAGGGCTTCACGCCAGTCGGGCTGGTGAGCTTCGACGGCCTCGGGATTGCGCCGGATGACAGTGCCGCCGGGGAGTTCGGTGAAGTTCATGACCTTCCCTCCGCCTTGGCGATGGCGCGGGGCCGCAGCTCATCAAGCGCGTCCTTCGCCAATCGCTGCGCGTCCCTACCGCGAACCTCACCTGATGCGATCAGACCGAGAACGCGCTCCAAACCCAAGGAACACTCCGTCATGACGCCGACCATGAAATAGGGGCGACCAGTGAGGCCACCGCTGTGATCCGACGCGTCGGCCAGAGCTTCAGCGCGCTGTTCCACGAGACTCTTCTTGCGGGCCTCCGGCGTATGCTTCACTTCGCTTGCCATGGCTCAGGCCCCCATCATGCGTTCGTAGCGATCTTCCTCGAACCGGCGCTCGGCACGGTCCTCGTCGATCTCGTCGCGGGTGAGGGGGAAGTCGAGAAACCGGCCAGCAATGCACTGGCGGTCGTTCTCAGGATCGGTGAAGGCGCCGGCGGCGTCAGCTGCCCGCACGACATCCTCGCTGACGTCGCGCATCGGAGCGCTCTTGTCCCGGCGCAGCTCGCCCACATCGAACTCGATCACCTGGGCGTCGAAATCGCTCCCTGGAAGCTTGTTGAACAGGTCGGCCTCGGAGCGAATGATCTCGCCGTCCAGCACCTGGTCGTCTTCGATGATGATATAGGCCACGGGTCTGTCCCTCGACGCGATGTTGCGTTGTTGGGATCAGAGATATACGCATCAAACGTACGACGCAAGAGAAAAACGTACGCAACGTACAAGATCATACGTTTTGTGGGTTGACGCTTCCTCCCCCGCACGCGTATACGCGGAGATACAATGTCGTGATCCAGTGAGAGAGAACGGCGTCAGCCGTGCTCTCGAACGGGTTACAGGAACACCCTCTGGACACCATCGTGGAAGCGCGCCGCCGAGGCGTCGCTTCCGGAACAGATCTCAGTGGTTGTTCACCTCAGGACTTTCAGCGCGTTGAGAGTTCAGTTATGGGGCAATGCGCGAGGCGCTGATATTGTGACCACGCCTGCATTGACGGCGAGTCCGACTTGAATCATCATTGGATTCGGCAGGGTACGTTGGAACCCCCTTCAGTCGGCCAACCTCCGGGAGCTGGCAACCAGAATGCACAGCCGCAATTTGAGCGGCTTACATGGCACCTGGTGCAACGAAGGCCAAGACCTGCCGCCTACCTCTCCCACTGGTAGCCGTACGTCCGGAATATCGGCTTAAACTTGTCCGGTATGTCATGGCTCCACGGTAGCAGCTTGAGACCCATGTTTTGGACCTGGCCCTCATGCGTCGCCATAACCGGGCGCAGAGCCTCGGCCGGTTTCTGAAGCATTGGCATCACTGAATCAGCATGAACGGCATTGTAAAACGCGCTAGCGATGGTATCGGCGATCTGGCAGCCGGCAGTGTTCTTGGCGCTCACCTTTTCGAAAAGCCACGACGCGGCAACCTTCGGGTGGATTGTAGATGCCTTCAGGAACGTGGTTCCGGTGATCGCCTGCGCACGAAGCTTTTCAAGGTATTCCATTGTGTGCTCATACCGGACGCCCCCAGTCTCAGCGATTACGATTTTCATCGGCTTTATCTCGCCGAACCGGTTCATGCTTGAGCGAGCAACCGTCTGCGTCGCCCGTTCCAGCATCACCCTCAGGCAGAAATTATAGAACACATTTTTGCCGCCTGCTCTTGCGGCTCGATCGTTGCGGTATCCCCGCATGTTGTCCTTGTGGGAGAGCACAACAAAGGCTTTGATTGGGAGCTTCGCCAAGGCGGTTGCGGCCGCAATGCGGCGTTTCTCATCTAGCATGTTGTAGTGCAGTTGGAGCACTTCTGGTGGTGCCTCAGCGGCCTCTCTAATGCCTTGGACCCATGCGGCGATGTTCGGTTCGTTGTTTCTGGACGCCACATAGCCGCCCAGCGCGAACCACTCGGTGGAGCCCTTGTCGCCCTGCACGGCCGTCTTGAGACCGATATCGCCGGCCTCGTCTATGTGCATTACATATTCGTAGCCGTCCCGCCGGGTCATTCCATCTCCGGCGTTTCGCCGTGCTGGAACAGCACCTCTGGCGGCCCGTACTCGCCGATATCGGGCTGAGCGGATCGCGCCCACGCGATCACGCCGGCATACTTCCCAGTTGCGGCCATCATGCGCGCCTCGTGCCTGGCCCGTTCCTCGCTCTGCATCTCGCGCGGCTCGAAGGCCGGCTGCAGATCACCCTCGTCGTCGCGAAGGAAGGCCAGGAGAACGATGAGCTTGGTGGGCGCGGTCATGGTCAGCCCTGGCCCGCGAGCTGGTGATCAAAGCTGGCGGCGAGCAGCGCCTCGGCTTCCGCCGCACTGCACCGAACCATTGCTTTCCGCCCATCCGCGGTTTCGAACACGACCACCCGGTGCGAGTGGTTCCCGCCTCCAATGACCCCGGCAAGGAGGCCCAGCGGTCCGAGGGCGACGGCGCCAACGGCGCCCCAGCCGACCTTCCCGAGGATGGATGTCTGGTTCTCCTGGGTCACGAGCGTGCAGCTGGCAATCTCGCCCATGGGCACCCGATCGGTACGCAGAAAGCCGCGCGAGAGCAGCAGCTCCTTCCAGCGGCCGGTGAGCGACCGTTTGACGAGCACGTCGGTCCCAGCCTTCCAGTCGCCGGCGAGCAGCTTCATGGCTAACTACCTTCTCCCCAAATGCCAGGTGATCTTGCCGAAGATCTTCACGTCCGCGATGTCGGCCTCGTACGGCTCGTACATCGGATTGTCGGATGTGATCTTCACGCGAGGCGGGTTGGTGAATGGCACGCGTTGAAGCCGCTTCATCTGGGGAGGGCTGAAGCCGTCGCTCCACATGTAGACGCCGTCGGCGGTGAACGTGTTCTGGGCAAGATCGATGACCACCTTATCGGCGGGCAGATAGTTGGGGAGCATGGAGTCGCCAATGACTTCCCCGACGATGGACTGGTTGAGGCTCGTGCCGCTCGAGTGAAGGAAGTCGGGAGGGAAGTTCCACTCTCGAACGATCCGGTGCCCCGAGTATGCGTTTCCGTTGATCTCCAGTACCAGGACTTCGCCAACAGTTCCTTCGCCGGCGCCGAGCTTCAGGTCGATCTCCGGCATCGCACCCGGCGTGCGCGGCGTCCACTCTTCGCGGGTGTAGGCCTCGCCCTCAAACTCCGGCTCAGGCTTCCATTCCGCGTCCGGGTTGTAGCTATCGATCAGTGGGTTCCTCTTCTTCGCCGGCGGCTTGAACTCTGGGCCGGCGAGCGGCCACACGTCATCGATTGTCACCGGCGGGCTCCCCCTACCGGCTACAGCCCCGGCGAATCCCTCCACCCAGTCGCGCGCAAGATAGCCACCTTTGTACGTTTCGGCGTTCTCGTAGCGCTGATAGCCAGAGGCTGTTTTGTAGCCCATGGCCTTCGCGACCGCGGCCATGCTGAGGCCCGCGCGCTCCCGTAGTTCCTTGATTTTAGCCGTGATCGATTCTGGGGAGTTGTCCATGTCGGGCATGAACGCATCTTGCGTATACGTTTTCCACGTTGACAAAACGTATGCCTCCGGGTTATTCGTACGTTTGTTGTGAACGAAACAGAGCGGATCGATGCAGATCAGCGGTGCTGAATACGTCATCGGAAAGTTCGGCGGTCTCGCCAAAACGGCGAGGGCTCTGAGCGAGCAGACGGGCGACAAGTTCCCTGTGACCACCGTCCAGGGCTGGAAGGATCGAAAGCGGGTTCCCCAGGAACACTGGTCGAACCTGATCGCTGCTGCCAGCACTCTCGGTTTCGAGATCACCCTCGAGGACTTCCTCAAGGAGCACGCTCAGGAGGCCGAGGCGGCGTAGCAACGCTGCCTGGTCCGGCTGCCACTCGCGGCCGTCGATATTCGAAATTGTGTTCATCACGATGCTCTCCAGTTCGTCCTGACACCCAGGATGAAAGCGCATCGCCACGCCAAAAGGACGGAAAAATTGTCCGCAAAATTGGAAAGTCCCGCAGAGGAACTTCAGCGCCTGTTCCGCGGCCTGGCCGGCAAGGCCGAGGCCGGAGAGAAGGACAGCCAGCTCATGGCGCGCGCTGCCCGTCGCATGAACGTCAAGCTGCCGCCGCAGTGGCAGATCGCCGAGCGCCGCGCCCGTTCGTACTGGTACGGGGAGATCGATGCGCCGCCCTCGCTGCACATGGACGTGGCCCGTTCGCTGGGCGCTGCGCAGCCTCTGGAGGAGATGATCGATGCCGTCGCGGGAGTGGAAAGGTATCTTGAGGAGCTTCAGTCTCGCCTTGCTCAGTACCGCGGCGATCGTACTCGTGAGCTTGGCCAGGGCGTGCGCAACATGTTTGCGCTACGCGCTGACCGGGGCGCGCCGGGCCGCAACGTTCATTCGACGGCGGATCTGACCGGCGACCTCGAATTCCCCCGACGCTGACCTGAACCCGCTCGCCAACGGCGCGGCGGGTTTCCTTGCATCTGGAGTCAAGAATGACCGCTAAGCCCAAGACATCGCTCAAGGTTGTGGAGCCGGATACGGAGTTGATCGAGACCGGCATGGCTTCTGCGCCCGATCTGCCGGTGGTGCCGACGATCCCCACGCTCGATGAGGCCGCAGTCTACCGCGCCGAACAGCAGCAGGTGCTCGACAAGGCCGAGGCTGACCTCTGGGTCGTGGACTCCGAGATGAAGTCCGAGGAGCAGCAGTTTCAGCGTCAGGTCGAGATCCTGACGGCCAAGCGCGACGCCAACGTCCAGGCGCTCGAGCTGCGGCAGCGTCGTCTTTCTCGCATCAAGGCGGGCTGCGAGGCGGCCCTCAAGGCATCGGAGGACTGAGGCCATGACCGAGCAGCGCAAGAACGGCTACGAGGACGACGATTTCCGCCAAGTCGTCGCCGAGATCGAGGACATGGACGCCGAGATCGAAACGATCATGGCGACGGCTCGCGGAAAGGTGTCTGGGATCAGGACGCGGCAGAAGAACCGCAAGAAGATCGCAAAGGCCGAGCTCGGAATCCCCACGGCCATTCTCGACGCCGTGCTCAAGGATCGCGGCCTCGACCGGAAGAAGGCGAAGCTCGCCGCGTTGATCCCGGCCGATCTCATCGAGGTCTGGATCGACGCCGCCGGCCAGTTCGCGTTCCTGCCGCCCGACGAGGATCACCCCGAGGACAATGCCTCGCAAGTCGCCGCGCGCAAGCGTCAGGCCGAGATCGATGCTGTCACCGAGGAAGGGCAGGCCGAGGGCGCTGCGGCTCTGGATGAGCTGGCCGGCGGGCAGGTGCACTGACCATGAAGTCGATCCTCGCCCTCGATGTATCGGCGCGGTGCACTGGCTATTGCTTCGGTGTGCCTGGCTCAAAGCCAACCAGCGGCATCGTCCGCTGGAGTGGCGAGGGCGTGACCGAGGACGAGGTGTTCCGCAAAGGGCTGGTCTGGCTCACCCACCAGATGACCGTGATGGCTCCTGCTATCGTGGCCATTGAAGCCCCGATCAAGGCCAGTGGCGGCGGTTTCACCAACTCCGCGTCCCAAGCCATGCTGCTCGGCTTGCAAGGCGTCCTGCGCGCCGTTGTGAAGGCCAAGATTCCCGGCGCGGCTCACCTGGTCGCTTCGTCCACGGCGCGGAAAACCTTCTTGGGGAAGGGCGGGCATTTCGATGGCGACGTCAAAGGCCTTGTGATGGCCGAGGCTATCCGGCGCGGCTTCATCGCGCCTGAGGACGCCCAGCCTGACAGGTGCGACGCCATTGCGCTGTGGACCCACATGGCCGCCCAGCAGCTTCCCGAACTCGCTTTCCACCAACCCAAGCGCCGCGCATCCGCGCCGGCAGGCATGGAGTTCTGACATGGCCGGATCGGTCAACAAGGTCATCATCGTCGGCAACCTGGGGCAGGACCCAGAGGCCCGGAATCTCCCCAGCGGCGGCAAGGTGGTGAACCTCAGCGTCGCGACGACTGAAAGCTGGAAGGACCGGAACACCGGCGAGAAGAAAGAGCGGACGGAATGGCACCGTGTGGTGATCTTCAACGAAGGTCTCACCAAGGTAGCCGAGCAGTATCTGCGCAAGGGCAGCAAGGTCTATATCGAAGGCGCGCTGCAGACGCGCAAGTGGCAGGACCAGAGCGGCCAGGACCGCTATTCCACCGAGGTGGTGCTCAATGGGTTCGGATCGGGCCTCGTCCTGCTCGATGGCGCCACTGGTGGCAACCGCCCGCCACCGGCCAACGGGCCGGAGGAATATGGCCGGGAGAGCGGGAGGCCGCAGAACGGCGCGCCCGCGCCTGGGCATGATCCCGGTGGGCTGGACGACGACATCCCGTTCCAAGCGGAGTGGCGCTGATGAACGCCTCGCTCCCCTCTTCATTCTGGTCCCTCGATGATCGCATGACCGTGGTGCTGTTCGCCGGCATGGGTGGCGGCTGCGACGGGCTCGAGGACGCAGGCTTCCACGTGCACCTTGCCGTCAATCACGACCCCCTCGCTATCGCCGTGCACGAGACGCGGCACCCGCACACGACGCACCTGCGCTGCGACGTGTTCGAGGTCGATCCGAAGAAGGCGACCAAGGGGCGCCGCGTGCGCAACCTCCACGCCTCTCCCGACTGCACGCACTTTAGCGTCGCGAAGGGCAGCAAGCCCGTCAGCAAGCGCCGCCGCTCGCTCGCGTGGGTGATCCCTCGCTGGTGCGGCACCGTCCGTCCCGAGGTGGTGACGCTGGAGAACGTCCGCGAGATCACGACTTGGGGTCCGCTGATCGCCAAGCGAGACAAGGCAACCGGCCGCGTGCTGCGGATCGACGGCAGCGTCGCTGCTAAGGGCGAGAGGGTGCCGGTCGCGGAGCAGTGGCTGATCCCAGATCCGCGCCACAAGGGACGCATCTGGCGCGCTTGGCTCAAGCACATGCACAGCCTAGGCTACAGCTTCGAGTTCAAGAACCTCTGCTGCGCCGACTATGGGGTACCGACGATCCGAACCCGCCTTTTCGGTGTCGGGCGCGCCGACGGCGGCGAGATCGCATGGCCGGATCGGACCCATGCGCCCCGCAAGGATGCCAAGCACCTAGGGCTCAAGCCTTGGGTTGGGGCGCACACCATCATCGACTGGTCGCTGCCGGTGCGATCGATCTTTGGCCGGAAGAAACCCCTCGCCGAGGCGACACTCCGGCGGATCGCGCGCGGCGTGATGCGCTATGTGGTCGATGCGGCAGATCCCTTCATCGTGCCGATCTGCCAGACCGGTAGCACGACGCCCGGCCGTAGCGTCGCCGACCCACTTGCGACCGTCACGACGGCGAAGGGCGGCGAACTCGCGCTCGTGGCGGCGAACTTGGTGCGCACGGATCAGGCCAGCGCAGCGGGACGCAACGGCATCCACGATGTCCGGGAGCCGATCAATACGCTGCACACGGCCGGCGGAATGCCCGTCGCAGCGGTGTCATTGGCCGCTGCCGGTGGTCGTGCCGCGCAGACTGAACTGCGCGACATCACCGCGCCCCTCAACACCACGTCGACCAAAGAAGATCGCCTGCTCGTCGCCGCAACGTTGGTCCAGACCGGTTATGGCGAGCGCGCCGGCCAAACGCCCCGGGTGAAGGACATCGGCAATCCTGCCGGAACCCAGGTCGCAGGAGGAGGTAAGGAAGCGCTCGTCGCTGCCTTCCTTGCACAGCACAACAACGACAGCAGGCGGATCGGTGGGGTCAACCCGGGTCGTGAAGCGGCCGAGCCGATGTCGACGATCACCGTCGCCGCAGCGCAGCAGGGCGTCGTCGCTGCCACCCTCGGAAGGCTCCGGGGCACCGATGTCGAGGGCCAGCGCATCGATCACCCGCTGCCGACACAGACCTGTGGCGGCGGCCACGAGATGCTCATTCTGCCGTTCCTTCAGACCTACTACGGGTCGGGTGCAAACAGCCACGACGCTCGCAACCCGCTGCACACGGTGACGGTGAACGATCGCCATGGCCTCGTGACCGTCGAGGTCAACGGCCAGACCATGGTCATCACCGACATCTGCATGCGAATGCTCGATCCCCTCGAGGGCGCGCGGGCGCACGGCTTTGACCCTGCTTCGCTCCAGCACGAAATCGAGGTCACAGACGGGCGCGGTCGCAAGGTGCGGCGCAAGCCCAACAAGACCGAAATCGGCCACCTGGTGGGCAACTCCGTGCCGCCGCGCATGGTGCAGCTGCTGGCCGAGGCAAACTGCCGGCGCGAACTGATGGTGGCTGCAGAATGACCGTCGACACCATAGAGCGCAATCGTGCCCACCTCGTCGTCATCGCTGATCTCGCGGCCCAGGCTGCGAAGCATGACGCCGAGGCCCCGCGCCAGTCGGTCCTCGCTATCGAGCTTCGCCAGGGCATTGCCATCATCGAGCGAGCCCTCGGTGCCGAACCGCATTCCAATCCCGTAGCGAACGCCGAGGAGGAGGCGAACGGCGCGATAGCTGCCGTCTCCGATGATCCGGCTAGTAGGGAAGTCGATGATGCTGAGCGCCAGCAGCTCGCGGCTTCCGGCTTTACTGGCGACGGGGAGGCGGGTTCGCCTGTCCTCCCCACTCATGCCCTCCCGGCCAGCACCGAGCCCCCCAAACCTCCGCTGGCCGAAACCGGGGAGGGCGTGCGTCCCCACGCTCTCCCCGAAACCGTTCCTGATCACGAAGCCCCCAGCATCGGCGGCGTAAATGCTGCCCGGGTTGCTGCCGATGCCAATGCAGGAGGAGAAAATGTAACCGCTGCCCTAGATCCCGATACCGAGCCAAGCGAGGAGGCGGTTGTCTCCTCGCCCATATTCACGAGCCCGGAAGGGCGCTTCCACGACCCCGATGATATCGAGGACGAAGACGGCGCCCAGCCGGCCACCGAGCCCGCCGACGACTTGCGTCGAAGGAAGCAGGTCCATCAGCGCGTGAAAGCGGCGCTCGATGCGCACCCGGATTGGACGATCCGCGAAATCGCCGAGCATGCCGGCTGCTCAGTCTCGCTGGCTGGTCGCTGGGTGAAGTCGATCCGCGGTCCCGTTCGCCCATCCGGGCAGGAGACGCTGGGGGCGAAGCTTGCGGTCCTTGTTGCCGAGCGCGGCCAGGTGACCATGCGCGAGGCCATAGATGCCATTGGCGGCACTCCCGGCGGCATTGCGGCGGCGGCGAAGCGCGCCGGGATCACACTCCGCAAGGCCACCAAGGAAGAGCACGCAAAGAACACCAAGGCCGGCATGGCGGCCAAGAGTTCGGAGCCGCTGCTGGAGAAGAGCGCCAATCCGCAGGGGTTGGGTCGTGCTCCCCGTGAGGATGCACTGGCTGTGGCTCCGAAGCCTGTCATCGAGGCGCCGGCTCCCAGGATCAAGCAGTCGACAAGCGTTCGCTTCTATCTGCGCGACGATCTCGGCCGCTATCTCCACCAGAGCCTGGAGAGTTCGCCGACCGACACCGGCCCGCTCATGACGTCCAACCGGAAATGGGCATGGTTCGATAACGAGCGCCGCTATGAGGGCGCCCTCAGGAAGTGGCCGGGGATTGCCTCGCTGCGCCGGGAGGTGCCGCAATGAACCGCGCCTCCGGATCCTATGCCGTAATGGCGCAGACGCCCGACCCGGCTGCCAAGCTGGCGCTCTTTCCGACCCCGCCCTGGGCGACGCGCGCGCTCTGCGAATGGATGTCGGATTTCTATGGGCGGCTCGATACGCGAAACTGCCTGGAGCCGGCGTGTGGGCGCGGGCACATGGCGCGGCCGCTCGCCGAGTATTTCAGTGCCGTGGAGGCGGCCGATGTTGTGGACTTTGGCTTTGGCCGCGTCTCCGACTTCCTCATGTCCGGCGAGGACCGGCGGTTCGACTGGGTCATCACGAACCCGCCATTCTCTCTGGCCGAGGAGTTCACCCAGGAGGCGCTTCGCCGGGCGCGCATTGGCGTCGCCATGTTCGTGCGCACCTCGTTCCTGGAGGGCATGGGCCGGCATTCCAGGCTGTTCTCCCAGCACAAGCCCAAGGCGGTGCTCCAGTTCACCGAGCGTGTTCCGCTGGTGAAGGGGCGCTGCGACGCCAAGGCGACCACGGCCACGGCCTACTGCTGGGTGGTCTGGTCCACCGGCCGGGCCGGGTGGCCCACGGAGTTTCACTGGCTTGCCCCTTGCCGGAAGCGCCTGGAGCGCGTTGGCGATTACGATCAGGAGACGGTCCATGCTTGAGCTGAAGCGCAGAGTGACAATCGACTGGACCGATGACCTCGTGAAGGTGCTCAAGCGGATGTGGCGTAACGGGGCCACTGCGAGCGAGATTGCCTTGCAGCTCGGCGGTGGCATCTCTCGGTCGGCCGTCATCGGCAAGGTGCACCGGCTGAACCTTCCGAAGCGCGCAAAGCCTGTCTCGGTCGCCAAGACCGATGGGATGGCCGCGCCCACCGTTCAGAAGTCGCGGCTCCACCAGATCGACATGGCAGGGGAAGCCCCAGGGCTGGCCGAGGACGATGGTGTGGATGTCACCGAGCTCGTGGGCACGGTCAGCATTCTCGAGCTCGATCACCGGGCCTGCAAATTCCCTATCGGCGATCCGCAAAGCCCTGACTTCGGTTTCTGCGGCAAGGAGCGCTTGCCCGGGCGCCCGTACTGCTCCGATCACTGCCATCGCGCATATATCGGGTTCCAGCCATGACGGAGGAGGCGTTGATCGCGCGATTACGCGGCGAGATAGCCGACAAGGATGAGCGCATCCGTCAACTCATGGTCGAGCTCGGTGCGGGCTGGTCTGCGCCGACCGTCCTCGGGTTGACTTATACCGAGGCGGCGATCCTCGGCCTCCTCATGCGCCGCGACCTGGTTTCGCGCGACATGGCGATGACGGTGCTGTACGGCGACCGCAGCGATCCGCCGGACGCAAACATAGTGTCGGTCTACATCGTGAAGCTTCGTCGCAAGCTGAGCCCTCGCGGCATCAACATAGTGACGTCCTGGGCGCAGGGTTGGAGCCTGACGCCTGAGAGCAAGGCGCTCGTCGCGTCCATGCGCGACCAGGAGCGACGCTCATGATCCTCACCGCGCAGGTGCTGTCGCAGATCGAGAATGACTTGCTTGCCGATGCGCGGTCGCTGCTCATCAGTTGGTCCGCTGATGCCTCGGAGGTCGCTCTGAGCTCAAGCGTCCGTGCTCACGCAGTCCTCCAAGTGGACAAGGCAGATCGGTACACAGGCTTTGCCCCAGTGGTGAAGTTCCTCCAGGCAGATTGGGTCAATCTGCGAGAGGTCATCCTTATGGCAGGGCAGGATGCAAGCTCTGCCGAATATCGCCGCATCATCGAGTTGATTGCTGAACGACGGGCGCGGCTCATGGTCAAGGGGCAGGCGGCATAGATGGGATATTGGGAAGCCAACGGAGCATCGAACGATTGGTATACGCCGCGGCATGTCTTCGACGCTTTGGGCGCCGAGTTCGATATGGATGTCGCGGCGCCTGAGCATGGGTCTGGTACGTTCGTCCCCGCCCGCCAGTTTATCCATCAGGACTCGCTTTCGACGACTTGGTTCGGCTTCATCTGGATGAACCCACCATTCGGTGGCCGCAACGGGCTCACGCCCTGGCTCGACCGATTCATAGAGCATGGCAACGGCATCGCTCTCACGCCGGATCGGACGTCCGCGCCATGGTGGCAGGCCGCAGCTCCGAAGGTTGACGCTGTCTTGTTCGTCTCGGGGAAGATCAAGTTCGTGCGGCCTGACGGATCGTCCGGTGACAGCCCGAGCAACGGCACAACACTGTTCGGTATCGGGCGGTGCGCGGTCGAGGCTTTGGAACGGGCAGAACAACATGGCTTGGGTTACCTCGCTCATCGGAGGGTGGCGGCATGAGCAAGGCGACTGCTTTCACGTCCGAGGCCGCCCTGTGCGCGGCCTTCATTGCTGCGGTACCAGACGAGTGGACGGCATATCCTGAAACGGGCGGCTTCGACATCCTGCTCGCGCGCAAGGCCGACGGCTTCCAGATCGGTGTCGAGGCCAAGCTGCGCCTCAACGCGAAGGTGGTGACCCAGGCGGCCGAGAGCGCCACGAGCTACCTGGTGGATGCCCCGCAACCCGATTGCCGCGCCGTTCTGGTGCCGCATGGCGTCAACCGTGACCTGGCCGATGTCTGCCGTCTCCTCGGCATCACGGTTATCAATGTCGCTGCGCCAACATCGATCCGGGCGCAGTACGCCAGCCCGTTCTGGCCTGAACTGCCGAAGGCGGCCTCGAAATGGGACTCGCGCGAATGGTATGAGCGATGCCCTGCAATCCGCATACCGCTGCCGGACTGGGTGCCGGATGTCATCGCCGGCGCCAGCGCGCCGGTGGCGCTGACCCCATGGAAGATCGGGGCCATAAAGCTGGTGGTGACGCTCGAGCGGCGCGGCTACCTCACCCGTGGGGACTTCAAGCACTTCGAGATCAGCATGTCGCGCTGGACGCAGGAGCGATGGCTCGTAAAGGACGGACGCGGCGGCTGGCTGGCGGGGCCTTATCTGCCTGACTTCAAGGCGCAGCATCCCGTGAACTTCGATCAGATCGCGGCGGACTTCGAGAAATGGAAGTCGCCCGACGCTGCCGCCGTGCCTGGCCTATTTGCCCAGAGTGCCGAATGACCGACCGCTTCTCCGACGCCTTCCTCGACGAGTTGCGCGCCGCGGTGCCGATCACGGAAGTGGTCGGCCAACACGTTCAATGGGACCGCGGCCGGGATACCGGCCACGACCGTTGGTGCTGCTGCCCGCTCCACAACGAGTCCACGCCCAGCTTTCATGTCGACGACCGAGAGGGCTACTGGAAGTGTCACGGCTGCGGGAAGGGCGGAGATCAGTTCCGCTTTCTCATGGACCTCGATGGGCGCGACTTCCCGGCGGCGGTGGCGGAAATCGCTGCCATGGCCGGCATCGCGCTTCCTGAGGGCGCTGGCGAGGGGAAGCCAGCCCGGCCGCCACAACAGCCTCGGCAGACGAAAGAGCGACCACAGCCTTCGGCTGAGGCCGTGAGGCCTGAGATCGTCAAGACCTACGATTACACCGATCGCGACGGCGTTCTGCTCTACCAGGTGTGCCGGATGCAGCGGAAGCTGCCGGATGGCTCGTGGGCCAAGAACAGGGACGGGAAGGGGACCTGGAAGACCTTTCTGCAACGGCGCCCTGATGGCGCAGGCCGGTGGATATGGAGTCTGTCCCCCGGAGAGTTCATGCGTCGACCGGGCGGCAACTGGCGTGTCTATGACGCTAGGGAGTTTGCCGAGGGTATGAAGACGCGCCTCTTCGAGACCGGCGTCGAGCACACGATCTATCGCCACCCGGCGGTAGAGATCGCCATTGCCGAAGGCAAGGCCATCTTGCTCACCGAGGGCGAAAAGGACGCCGATACTGCGGTGTCGCTCGGCTTCTGTGGCACCACCAACAGCAGCGGGTCCAAGCACTGGACCGACGCTCACGCCGCCTGCTTCCGCGACGCTGATGTGGTGATCTGTCTCGATAACGACGTGGCCGGCGACCGGGCCGACAAACTGGCCCAGTCCATGAGGGGCATCGCCCGGCGCATCCGCGTGCTGAATTTCGCAGATCACGTGGAAGGTTTCGACCACAAAGGCGACATCACTGACTGGGTGGAGAAGTTCGGCGGCACCTCAGATCAGCTCGAAAAAATTGTCGCGGCCCTTCCGGACTACCGGCCACGGCCGCCGCAGGGGTTCGGCGCCAAGACCATGACCAGCCTGGCCGGAAAGCCCATCGAGTACGACTGGATGATCAAGGGACTGGTGGAGCGCAACGGCGTGTTCATCCTCGCGGCGGAAAAGCAGGCCGGGAAATCCTTCGTGGTCATGGACATGGGCATGAAGGTTGCGCGGGGCCTCCAGTACGGCGACCGCATCACCCGCAAGGGAGTGGTGATCCATATCGCTTGTGAGGACGGCAAGGGCGTCCAGATGCGGGCCGAGGGCTATCGGCAGGCCAACAATATCCCCGCCGATGTCGACATCCCCTACATCATCATGGACCGCGACTTCACGCTGATGAATGACGAGGTGATCGACAAGCTCATCGCCCAGGTCAAGGCCTGGGAGGAGTACTATGGCATGCCGGTCGAGCTCATCATCATCGACACCTTGTCGGTGGCTACGGAAGGGCTCAACGAGATCGACGGCGCCGAGGTCGGCAAAGTGCTCGCCCGGGTGAATCGTCTCAAGGACCAGACCGGGGCAGCCATCTGCCTTGTCCACCACATGAACGCCTCCGGCGGCCGGGTGCGCGGGCACACCAGCATCGAGGCCAACGTCAGCCAGGTGTTCGAGATCCGCCCGCTGATGACCATGCCGCAGAGCCGCAAGGAGATGCCCCAGCCGATCCTGGACGGTGAGGGGCGGCATATTCGGCAGATCGTGCTGACCAAGAACAAGAACGGCATCAACAACCTGAAGTGGAAGATCGTGCTTGAGGTCGTGAAGCTGGGCGTCGACCGCGACGGCGACGACATCACTACGTGCGTCTGCGTGCGCCCGGCCCGCCACAGCGAGGCGGCGAGCGGCGAGGACAACACCAAGCTGGTGGGCGACCAGAAGCTTGTCTTCGACGCCCTCACGGCGGCCCAGGCCGACCATGGGCAGGCCATGCCGCATGGTGTCGACGCTGGCCGCGTCACCGTCTGTGTCGCCCAGAACGATTTCGTCGCCGCCGTGCGCCGGCGCATGTCGTTCAAGACGGTCGATGAGGAGGTGGAGGCTCGGCAGAAGGAGATCGCCGACTTCCTGAAGCGCACGACCACGGCCTTGATGAATGCCGGGTACATGGGGCGCGACAACGACAAGCGGATTGTGTGGCTGACGGGCAAGAGCGATCGCCCGGCGCGCAGACCCATTGATCCAGAGCCGGAGCGGCCGCCGCCGCTTCCGGCAGATGTCCGCCAAGAAATCCAGGACTTCGGGGAGGCGCCGTTCTGATGCTGCCAAGAACATCACGTTGGCGCGGAGGTTTCTCCTCCTTCGTCGAGAAGTGGACCAACGCTCGGGCTGCCATGCTCGGCTTCCTCATCGGTCGCGGCTACTCGTCAGTGGCGGTGGCCGAGGCAATCGGCGACGGTGTCTCCGATGCCACCGTTCGGCACATGGCCAAGAAGTGGGGACTCCCGCTCTGGGGCAAGCGGTCGGACTGCTTCCTCGTGATCCCCATCAAGGAGCGGGAGCGGGCAACCATCCATGCTCGGGCCCAGCAGGAGGGGCTGAGTGTTGAGGAATACTGCCGCCGCTTCATCGTCGCCGGTACCGTGGAGCGGGCGACCTATGGCATGGTGGTGCGGCAGGATCAGTTCGAGGACGTCACGTGAAGGCAAAGGCGCGCAAGGTGTTGGTGCAGGCGGAGAGCTGGGTTCCAGCCCACGCCAGGACGCAGGCGAGCCTCTGGACGCCCGCAATGGTCAAGGCTGCGCTTCTGGACGCCTACCGCGTTCTCGCCCGTGTGGGAGGACGCCATGGGCCCGCAGGCATGAAGGTGATGTGGCCGGAGTTCCACAACCCCGGCGACTGGCCGGCGGATGAACCCAAGCTTCACCGCACCGCGACGCGCCGGGAAATGGCCCGCATGGAGATGGTGGTGCTGGGATGGCGCGATGATGAGGGCAGGGACCATGCCTCATGGCTGGCCGGGCCACTGCTGTCGGTGCCCGAGTATCGGGACAAGCTCGAGGCCTGGCTCCACGCCGAGCTGCGCGGGGAGGCCCTGGAGGACATGTGCCTGAGGCGGAACTGGGTTCGCTCGACCTTCGTGCGGCATGTCACCAGAGCAGCCGGGATGATCGCGGATCGGCTCAATAGGGCAGGGCTGGAGCCATGGTGATGGGCCGAAAGGCCCGGAAATCACCGGACTCTTCTCACCCCGTTGAGCGATGAGTCACGAAACGGCATATTCAGCGTCATTCCAGATAGCGTGACGAACTGTCCGCGAAACTCCCTACATCGAGGCCGACATGCACGATCAACCGCTCGAAATGGCGGACCTGATCGTTTTTGAGCCGCTGGCCGACGCGCCGACCATCAAGAAGTCCGGCCGGCGCCTCACTATCATGTCCACGCTCGCCACTGGCTGGCTGCCGTGGGGTATCAAGTGGGACGCGAGCCTGACGTTCACCTGCGACTTCAGCCGAAGCGACCTGACACCGTTGAAGCCGGTGAACTATCACTTCGTGCTCTGCTGCGGTCACACGATGAGCCTCCGCGAGGCCCAGGCATTCGTGTCCGCTGGCCTGCTGCATGCAGGTCGCGCCCATCACGGCGGAGAAGCGCTCGTCATCACCGATGCCGGACGGACATGGCTGGGAAGGAACTGGATATCATGAGCATGGGAGAGACAGGATCGCTGGCCGGCGCGGCCGCGATAGCGCCGCGCCTCGTCCATGGCATCTCGAAGTTCTTGCTCATGCTCGCGCTGACGGGAGTTCTGGCGATCATCGTCATGAAGCTGCTCGCGCCGGACGTATGATCAAGGTTCTCAAGCCTCGCCTGTCGCCCATGGCGCCCAGGCTCAAGTCAACCAGGGAGATACGGGACACCCGCTATAGCCCCGATGCCACCGTCCGCCGCTGGTACAAGTCCAAGCGCTGGCAGGATCTGCGGCAGTTGGTGCTGGAGCGCGACCTCTACACCTGCCAGCACACAGGCGTGCTGCTGATAGGCAAGGCCCCGGCGCCGGATAGCCCGGTCGTTCACCACAAGGTGCCGCACAAGGGCGACGAGCGGCTGTTTTTTGATATCGAGAATTTGGAGGCTGTTTCGAAGTCTTGGCACGATGCCGTCGCTCAGCGGCAGGAGAAGGGTGCTGGCTTTCGCGCGACAATGGGCTAGAATCAAAGCGGCCCGACAAGGTGGTGGAACACCGAGCCGGGCCTAACCAAGACGATCGTGTGAGGATCGAATATGGCTGGCGACAGGCCTATCTCCGCTGCTCGCAACAAGGCAAGTGGCAAGCATCTCGTAAAGCCGAAAACATGCAGGAATTGCGATAGCACATTCCTCGCTGCCACTGACAACGATAGGGTCTTTTGCACGAACGTGTGCAAAGAAGCGTGGCGTGACCGGCGTAGGTTCGCCAGCGGTTCACGCCCTGCAGTAACCACGATCCACAAGCTATGCGCCGAATGCGGCAGCAGGTTCCACACCATCTACCCTTTCGCCATCGCATGCTCAGATGAATGCCGGGCGGCAAGAGCAAGGCGCGCTGCGATAACGCCGAAGAGCGAGGCTACATGCCACTGCTGTGGGTCGGCGTACTTGGCAAGACAAGGCACCAAGTATTGCTCCTCGCTATGCGCGCGTCGCGCTGCGAGGGAGAGAGCCAGAGCAAGTGGCAGCAAGGCGATGTACCGTAAGGTGCGAAAGCTGAGAGAGCGGGTTCAGGAGGTGGAGGCGGTCAACCCGCTTCTTGTGTTTGAGCGTGACCGGTGGACCTGCAAGTTATGTGGGCGAAAGACACCGAAGAGGTTGCGCGGCACCGTGAAGCCAGATGCGCCGGAACTCGATCACATCGTGCCTCTCGCGCTGGGTGGCGAGCACTCCTATCGCAATACGCAGTGCGCATGCAGACAATGCAACAGCGCCAAGGGCGCGACAGCTATGGGGCAGACCCTGCTCTTCGGATAGGGGGGCGGGGGTCTAAATGGTTCCAATTGCCGTCTCCGCCGGACCCGCGGCGCCCCAATGTACGCAATTTTTTTGGTGAGACCTGGATTTAGCGGATGGCCGGCAACAAAAACAGCGGCCGGCCCGAGTTCGTGCCGACTGATGACCAGCGCGAAACCGTCCGTGTTCTCAAGGCGGGCGGCATGAGCCAGGAGGCGATCGCGGAGGTGATCGGCGTTTCGGTGCCGACGCTCACGAAGCATTTTTCTTCCGAGCTTGACCGCGCCACCGCCAAGGTGCGCGCCGACGTCTTGATGGCACGGTATCGTTCGGCCATGGGCGGCAACGTCTCGGCCCAGAACAAGATGCTGGATCTGGTCGGCGCGGCTGATGCTGAGGCCCAGGTCAAGGCTCGGCGCGCGCCGGCGGCACCGAAGCTCGGGAAGAAGGAGCAGGCCAAGCTCGACGCCGCCAAGGCCGCAGAGAGCCGGTTCGCGGTGCGCCAGCCGCCCCGTCTGGTGGCAGACAACACGAAATGAAGCACTGGGACACCTCCTGCGTCGATTGGGAGCGCAGGATCGTTGCCGGCGAGAGCCTGATCCCGTTCGGGCCGCTCTTCCCCGATCAGGCGGAAGAAGCGCTCGACATCTTCAAGTCGCTCTTCATGGTCGACTTGCCGATGGTGCTCGACCAGGCGTCGGGCGAACTCAGGCATCCGACGTTCGGCGAGGCCTGCGACGAGTGGGTGTTCGATTTCGTCGGGGCCATATTCGGGGCCTACGATCCGAACACCGGCGAGCGACTGATCACCGAGTTCTTCCTGCTCATCAGCAAGAAGAACGGGAAGTCGACTATCGCGGCGGCCATCATGCTGACGGCGCTGATCCTGAACTGGCGCCACTACGGCGAGCTGCTGATCTTGGCGCCGACCATCGAGATCGCGAACAATTCGTTCGGGCCGGCGGCGGCCATGGTGCGCGCCGATCCGAAGCTGACCGACTTGCTTCATGTGCAGGACAACTTCCGGCAGATCACCCACCGGATCACCCACGCGGTGCTCAAGGTGGTGGCGGCCGACACCGACACCGTGGGAGGGAAGAAGGCGGGGTTCGTTCTCGTCGATGAGCTCTGGATCTTCGGAAAGCGCCCCAAGTCTGAGGCTATGCTGCAAGAAGCCACTGGCGGGCTCTCCAGCCGGCCGGAAGGCTTCACGATCTACTTGACCACCCAGAGCGACGAACCGCCCGCTGGCGTGTTCGAGGATCGCCTGAGGAGGTTCCGCGCGGTGCGGGATGGCACGATCAAGGACAAGCGCAAGCTTCCCCTGATCTATGAGTTCCCGAGCGCGCTGCTGGATGCTGAGGCCTACCTCGACCCGGACAACTTCTACATCACGAACCCGCACCTGGGGCGGGCCGTGCCTCAGGCGTGGATCGCCGAGAAGCTGGCGGAGGCTATAGAGAAGGGCGGGGATGCGCTTCGCATCTTCCTGGCCAAGCATCTGAACGTCCAGATCGGGCAAAACCTGCGCGGGGACCGCTGGCCCGGCGCTGAGCACTGGGAAGCTGCCGTCGACAAGGGTCTTGCCGACCTGCCGCACTGGCAGGCGCTGGACCGCCTCTTGCGCCGGAGCGAGGTAGCCGTTGTCGGTATAGATGGCGGCGGCCTCGATGACCTGTTTGGTTTGACTGTTCTTGGTCGAGAACCAGCGGAAATCGAAGTCGAGATCGAAGTCGACATCGAAGTCGACGGCGTGATGACGACGGCGTTCGTGACGAGGCCCATGAAGCGGTGGTTGTCTTGGTCGCATGCTTGGTGCCATCGCGGCGTGCTGAAGCGGCGGCCGGCGATAGCGACCATACTCGAGGACATCGCCAAGGCGGGCGAACTGACCATCCTCGACCAGCCGCTCGGAGACGTTGCGTCGATCATTGATCGCATCGAGCGGATCAAAAACATGAACTTGCTCGGTGGCGTGGCGGTGGACGCCTCCGGCCTCGGCGAAATGGAGGATGCCCTCGATGAGATCGGCGTCACTCAGGAATCCGGGCTGCTCGTCGCGGCGCCTCAGGGTGGCTGGATGATGTCGTCCATCAAGGGCGCCGAGCGCCGGCTCGCCTCTGGTCTGCTGAAGCATGCCGGTGGCCCGCTGATGCGCTGGTGCGTGCCCAACCTGAAGATTGAGCCGACGGCCACCGGCATCCGGGCGACGAAACAGACGGCCGGCGATGCCAAGATCGATCCCGCGATGGCGATGTTCAACGCCGTCACCCTCATGAGCAGGAACCCCGTCGCCCACAGGGTGGCGAAACCTCAACTGCTCTTCATCTGACCCCAAGGGGACCTCAACATGAACCGGGCTTTCTCGCTCCTGACCGTCAAGGCGGTCGAGGATGATAGGCGCATCATCCGCGGCGTGGCCACGACGCCGGAAACCGACCGCGTCGGCGACATCGTCGAACCTCTGGGCGTGTCGTTCAAGAACCCCATGCCCTTCCTGTGGCAGCATCAGCACGATGCACCCATCGGCACCGTCAAGTTCGACAAGCCCACGAAGGACGGCATCACCTTCGAGGCCGAGCTGCCGACCATCGACGAGCCGGGCGCACTGCGCGACCGCATCGAGGAAGCCTGGCAGTCCATCAAAGCCGGGCTGGTCCGGGCCGTCTCGATCGGCTTCCGCGCTATCGAGTACGCCTGGATGGACGATGGCGGCATCCGCTTCATCAAGACTGAGGTCTTCGAGTTGAGCGCGGTGACGATCCCCGCCAACGCCCAGGCCCTCATTACCGGGACGTCGAAGTCGCTCGATGAAGCGGCCCTGTCAGTCCTCAAGAGTTTCGACACGAACGCTCCGGCCGCGTCTGGCCGCCCCGAGCGCTCGGATGCGAAAGCCCCCGCCGGCGCCTCGGCGAAATCCTTCAAACCCGTTGATTTGCGCCCCAAGGAGGGCACTACCATGAAGACTCTCGCCGAGCAGATCGCTGCTCTCGAGGCCAAGCGCCAGGCCAATACGGCGCGCATGACCGAGATCATGCAGAAGTCGGCCGACGAAGGCCGCTCGACCGATGAAGCCGAGCAGGAAGAGTTCGACGGCCTGTCCGCCGAAGTCGAGGCCCTCGACGGAGATATCAAGCGGCTGCGCGCCCTGGAAAAGACGCAGGTCGCCGCCGCCAAGCCTGTCCCGGCCATCAAGACCGTCGAGGAAGGTGCGAACCTGCGCACCGGTATCCCGCTCAAGCAGCCGGCGCCCGCCCAGGGCATTCGCTTCGCCCGTTATGCCCGCTGTCTCGGTCTCGCCCGCAAGTCCGGCCGCGACCTCATGAGCGTGGCGGAAAGCGAGTATGGCCAGCGTGACCCGGACCTGGTTGGGATCATCAAGGCGGCAGTGGTTGCGGTGAACTCCGCGACCGACGCCGCCCTGATCGGCAACGAGGGTGGGTTCGCTGACTTCGTCGAATACCTGCGCCCGCTGACCATCGTCGGTCGGTTCGGAAATGCCCCGGTCCCGGCGCTCCGCCGCGTGCCCTTCCGCGTTCCGCTCATCAAGCAGACCGGAGGCTCTACGGGCTACTGGGTGGGTGAAGGCAAGGCCAAGCCTCTGACCAAGCCGACCTGGGACCGCACCGAACTGGCTCCCCTCAAGGCGGCCAATATCGCGGTGGCCACCATGGAAGCGCTGCGCGACAGCTCGCCTTCGGCTGAAATGCTGCTCCGCGATGATCTCGCTTCTGCTATCGCGGCTGCCGTCGATACCGCGTTCGTCGATCCCTCCAATTCCGGGACCAGCGGCGTCAAGCCGGCCTCGATCACCAATGGTGTCACGCCCATTGCGTCCTCGGGCAATGACGCCGCGGCGATCCGCGACGACGTGCGGCAGGCGATGGGTGTCTTCGTCGCCGCCAACAACGCCCTTTCCTCGGGCGTCTGGATCATGTCGGCCATGACGGCGCTCAGCTTGTCGATGATGCGCACTGCGCTCGATCAGCCGGAGTTCTCCGGCATCACCATGAGCGGCGGGACCTTCTTCGGACTGCCGGTGATCGTGTCCGAGTACGTCGATGGCTACGTTGTCCTGGCCAACGCCTCGGACATCTGGTTCGCCGATGACGGCGGTGTCGCTGTCGATATGTCGACAGAGGCCTCGCTCGAAATGTCGGATGCGCCCACGGGTTCGTCCGTCACTCCGACTGCAGCCCAGCTGGTCTCGATGTTCCAGACCAACAGCGTGGCGTTCCGCGCCGAGCGCACGCTGAACTGGACCAGGCGCCGCGACACCGGCGTGGCGCTCATCTCCGGTGTCGCCTGGGGCGAGCCGGCCGGCAGCTAATTCTCCTCCCGTCCTTGAGGTGGGCGGCCTCGGCTGCCCGCCTCGTTTCAATCCCTGTCCCGGAGGTCCGAGATGACCAAGAGCCTGATCGCCACCCAGCACATGACCTACGCCACGCGCCGCCTTCGCCCGGGACAGCCGTTCCAGGCCAGCGACAAGGACGCCGCGCTCCTCGTCAAGATCAAGCGGGCGCGCGAGGTTGGTGCCCTCGGCGCACCCCCGGCCTCCGTAGTTGCGAAGGTCAAGCCGGCGGGGCAAGACCCTGATGCAGAGATGAAGGCCCTTCGGGCTCAGTACATGGTGGTGTTCGGCAAACGCCCCGGCCCTAAATGGGGACCGGATGAACTGGCCAGCCGCATTGCCGAGGCCACGAAGTCCTGATGGACATCGTCTACCCCTACAAGAGCGTGCCGGACGATTTCGAGCTCCGCTACTCGCTGCGATCGCTGGTCAATGTCCCCCATGAGCGAGTGATCGTGGCAGGGGACAGACCCATCATCATCAGTAGGGACGTGGTGCATGTCACCGTCGACCCCGTGGCTGACCGATATCAGTCCTCGACGACCAACATAGTGGCGGCCATCGAGCGGGCAGGGGTGTCGGGCGATTTCATCCTCATGCATGACGACATGTTCGTGCTCGAGCCATGGTCGTACCAGCACGAGCATCGTGGCACGATCGAAGAATACGTGCGGGCGGGCGGCGCCAGCGGCGAGTACCTGGCCCGGGCGGCGAGCACTCGCGACCTTCTGCAGGCGCATGGTATCGCGGATCCGCTGTTCTTCGGGCTCCACACGCCCACGGTCTACAATGCCGAGCGGGTGCTCGACCTCGTTCGCGAATTCGAGGGGCAGCGGTATCTGCTCCGCACGCTCTACCACAACCTATTCCTGGCCCCGAGCCGCCAGCGCGACGACGTCAAGGTGCGCGCGTGGAGTGGATCGGTCGACGGCGACATCCTGTCCATCTCGGACGAGTGCGCGGCGCATCCGGGCTTCAAGGCGTGGATCGCGGCACGGTTCCCGGAGCGGTGCAGCTACGAGGTTTCGGCGCGGGGCCGCTGCCTGATCCTGGGTTATGCGCCGACGGTCTGGGCCGAGGCGGAGGCGGCCCTGGATGATGGGGCGTTCGAGGTGGTGATCGCTTCACCAGAGGCGGCCGAACACTGGCCGGGCGAGGTTACGGCGCTCGCCCATGATGACAAACACGCCGAGCATCTGGCTCGGGTCTGCGGTTTCGATGACTGGACCTGGTGCGGGCGCACCATCAAGGAGGCGGCATGAAAATCCTCGGGCTGCCGATATCGTGGAGGCGTGTGGAGAAAGCGCGCTCGCCCGTGCCGTCCAATCGCGGCTGGTGGCCGCTGATACTCGAATCCTTTTCGGGTGCATGGCAGAAGAACGTCGAGGTGAAGCTCAACAGCGTCCTCGCCTTCCATGCGGTGTTCGCCTGCCAGACTCTCATCGCCTCGGATATCTCGAAGCTGCGGATCAAGCTCGTGGCCAAGAACGAGGATGGGATATGGAGCGAGACCACCAACCCGGCATATTCGCCTGTCCTCAGAAAGCCCAACCACTTCCAGAACCGGATGCAGTTCTTCGAGTCCTGGGTGCTCTCCAAGCTTCAGCGCGGCAATACCTATGTGCTCAAGCAGCGTGACGGCCGGGGCGTGGTGACCAAGCTCTATATCCTGGACCCAACGCTAGTGACGCCGCTCATCGCTGACAGCGGGGATGTCTACTACGAGCTCAATACGGACTCGCTCTCGGGGCTCCCGGCGGCGGTAACAGTGCCGGCCTCCGAGATTATCCACGACAGGTTCAACTGCTTCTTCCATCCCCTGGTGGGCTTGTCGCCGATCTTCGCCAACGGGCTCGCGGCCACGCAGGGTCTGGCGATACAGAACAGCTCGACCCAGTACTACCAGAACGGCTCCATGCCGGGCGGCATCCTCGTGGCGGCCGGTCACATCGACCAGGCCGACGCCGAGGAGATGAAGACCGCATGGGAGGCCAACTACGGCGGCAACAACCGCGGCAAGGTGGCGGTGCTCGGCGACGGGCTCAAGTTTGAGCAGCTGTCGATGAAGAACACGGATGCCCAGACCATCGAGCAGTTGAAGTGGTCTGCGGAGGTGGTCTGCTCCACCTATCACGTGCCGCCATACAAGATCGGCATCGGCCAGGTGCCGACCTACAACAACGTCCAGGCCCTCAACGTCGAATACTATTCTCAGGCGCTCCAGGTGCTCATCGAGGCCATCGAGCTTTGCCTTGATGAAGGGCTCAACACAGGCGAGGGCCTGGGAACCGAGTTCGATATCGATAATCTGCTCCGCATGGACTCGGTCACGCAAATGGACGTGCTCGACAAGGCGGCCGGCATCATGACCATCGATGAGATGCGGCGCCGCCTCGGTCTGGGCAAGACCACGGGCGGGGCTGACGTCTATCTCCAGCAGCAGAACTACAGCCTCACGGCGCTCCAGAAGCGCGACCAACAGGATGACCCGTTCGGAACCGGCGGCGGTGCGCCAGCGGCGGCACCTGCTGATGACGGCGAGCCGGACATGACGCCTGCTGCTGCTCAGGACGCCGCTCGGGCGATCCTTGAGGCAGAGTTCAAGGACCTGGCGCCCGTGCTGGCGCTCCCGAAGCCACAGAGGGACGCCTGATATGAAGCACTCGGATATCGCGTTGCTCATGAAGGGCATTGCGCCGACGCTCCGCGAGTTTGTGGCCGCTTCGGTGCAGCCGCTGGCCGAGCGCATCGTCGCGCTCGAGCGCCGGCTCGCCGAGCAGCCTGCGCCCGAGAAGGGCGACCCGGGCGAGGTGGACATGCTCGCTGTGTCGCAGATGGTTGAGGCCGCCGTGACCAAGGCCGTCTGCAAGATCGAGCCGCGCGGGCCTGACTTGGACGAGTTGCGCCAGATGGTGGCCGAAGAGGTCGCCAATCTGCCCGCGCCGGCACCGGGCAAGGATGCCGACATGGATGCGGTGAAGGAAATGGTCAGCGCTGAGGTCGCGCAGGCAGTGGCCGGCATCGAGCCCCGCGCGCCCGACCCAGAGGTTCTGCGCTCGCTTGTCATGGAGGAGGTCGCCAAGCTTCCCCCGGCCGAGCCTGTCGTGCCTGATCCCTATGAGCCTGATCCCGAACAGGTGCGTCAGATGCTGGAAGCCATTGCGCAGCCCGTGCTGGATAAAGCCATTGCGGCCATTCCTGAGCCCAAGGACGGCAAGAGCGTGACACCCGAGGACTTGGCCCCGATGGTGGAGAACCTCGTCTCCTCGGCTATGGCTGAGGCCGTGCGTGGTCTGCCGGTCCCGGAAGACGGCAAGGACGGTGTCGGCGTCGCTGGTGCCCTGATCGATCGGGACGGCAATCTGGTCCTGACGCTCTCCAATGGCGATACCAAGGAACTGGGCCAGGTGGTCGGACGCGATGCCGATGAGGCCGCAATCGAACGGCGCATCAAGGAACTGATCGGAGCGATCCCACGTCCCAAGGACGGCCTCGACGGCCTCGGGTTCGATGACCTCGCCGTCGAGCACGATGGCGAGCGCGGTTTCGTGTTCCGCATGGCGCGCGGCGAGCAGGTCAAGGAATTCGCGTTCTCGGTGCCTGTCGTCATTGACCGCGGCGTCTGGGACGAGGGCCGGGATGGGGGCTATGCCAAGGGCGATGGCGTCACCTGGGCAGGCTCGTTCTGGATCTCCCAGAAGGACGGCAATGCCGACAAACCCGACGGCGGGGAGGGCTGGCGTCTGGCCGTCAAGCGCGGCCGGGACGGCAAGAATGGCGTCGTGACCGAAAAGGCGGCTCCCAAGCCGGTCAAGGTGGGCTGATGAGTCTCGTCACGCTCAAGCAGGTCAACGATGCCCTGCGGCTCGGTCTCCAGGGCTCCGACCCCGACTTCGAGGATGACGAGCGCACGGACGATATCTCGCTCAAGATCACGCAGGCCGAGGCCATCGTTCTCGACTTCATCCAGCCCAAGCCAGATCCGGCATGGACGGATGCCGACGTTCCCGGCCAGGTCTCGGCCGCCATCATAATGGCGGTGCGGTGCCTGCTCGACGACACCGACGAGTCCATGGCCATGCTGTCGGGCCTCTCGGGTACCACCGGCGCCGACCCCAAGAGCCCCATCGCGGCGCTGCTGTGGCGCCTGCGGAAGCCATCGCTCGCATAGGGATTGAAGGGCGCCGGGCAGGACTCAAACCTGCAACAAGCCGGTTCTCCGCGTATCACCATTACGTCCGGCTCGCCGGATTTCTCCGACTTATCGCGTCTGTCAGTTAGGTGCGTTTTCCGCCACCGACGCCCGGGTGAATCATAAGATGCATAATCGAGGAAGTGAAGCCATGACACTATCAGGCCGTCGCGTCCGGTTCCTCGTGGACTGGGATTGGAAGCCCTCGCCCATGGCCACGATTGCCTACCGGGCCGGGCAGGTGAAGTTCGTCCGGCTGGAATGCGCCGAGAAAGCGATCAAGCTGGGCAAGGCCGAGCCGGTCGATACTCCCGAGCCGCCGGCTGGTATCGCGGCCACCATTGCTGCCAAGACCCGGAAGCGGAAGCCCGTCAATGGCTGACGGCAACCGGCGCTTCGGCGCCCTTCGGTACCTGCTCTCGTTCCAAAACCGCCTCACGGTGGACGACGGGTTCGGCAATCAGGTTCCGGGCGGACAGTTCGAGACGCAATTCTCGCTGGCTGCGGCCATGGCGCCGCGCACCGGCGGCGAGAGCGTCACGGCGGCCCGTTTGCAGGGCAACCAGCCGTATGTCGTGACGGTTCGGTACTCGGCGCGCCTGGCGGATGTCACGCCCGCGTGGAGGCTCGTGGACGAGCGGGCGGGGTTCACTGACGAGGAGCCGAACCGGTTCTTCAACATCGTGGCACCGGGGACCGATCCCGACGGCAAGCGGCAGTGGATGGAGTTCCTGGTGATGGAAGGGCGGCCATCGTGACCATTCAAGGCCTCGATCGGCTCAAGCGTAAGCTGCGCACGTTTCCGACGGCGGTTGAGACCGAGATTCGCGCCGCCATGGAGGTCAGCGCCAATGAGGTCGTGGCGCTGGCTAAGTCTCTTGTGCCGCGTGATACCGGCGCGCTGGCGGAGAGCATCGGCTGGACCTGGGGCGACGCGCCGAAGGGTTCGATGACCTTGGGCAAGGTCGGCCGCTCCGGTAATCTGGTGATCACGATCTATGCCGGCGATGACAAGGCGTTCTGGGCTCGCTGGGTCGAGTTCGGGACATCGCCGCATACCAATGCAGGCCAATTTGAAGGCACCGAGAACCCGGGCACTCGGGCTCAGCCGTTCTTCTACCCGGCATATCGGGCGGGTCGTCGGCGGGTGAAGGGCAGGGTGACTCGTGCCGTGAACAAGGCTGCCAAACGCATCGCGGCGGGAGGGTGATATGAACAAAGAGCGGAAAGCATCGAAGGATGGCCTCTGGTCGCTCTTGGGCGATGAGATTGTGGTCGCGTCGATCCGCGTAGCGGCTGGCGCGCTGTTCCTTTTGGCGCTGCTTATTTTCAGGCACACCTAATGGACGCCAGCTATGACCTCGTCCTGGCGTGCATCAACAAGCTGCGCGCCACGGCGGCCGTGACGGCATTCGTCGGCACGCGCATCTACGATCGGGTGCCGGAGAAGCAGGACGGCACCCCCGGCGTGCCGTTCCCGTACATCTCGCTGGGGCCGTCAACGTCGATCCCAGATGACTACGATTGCCTCGATGGCGAGGAGATCACCATTCAGTTCGACATCTGGTCGAGCGGGGCAGGCGAGGCCTACGGCACAGTGGAGTGCCGCAAGATCATGGGCGCAGTGAAGCGCGCGCTCCATGATGCTGACCTGACTCTGACGACCAACGCGCTGGTGTCGCTCCAGATGGAGCTGATGCGCGTCATCGACGATCCGAACCCCGCCATCAACCATGGCGTCATCCAGTTCACCGCCCAGGTGGAAACCCCCTGAGGCACTACCCGGCCGCCATGAGCGGCCTTTTTCATGGAGACCACTATGACTCAGGCAACCACCACGCGTGGCGGCAAGGTCCGGGTTTTGCTCGGGAACGATGCCGAACCGATCGTCTACACCGCCCCTTGCGGGTTTACCTCCAAGACCGTGACCTTCACCAAGGGCATGGAAGATGTGCAGGTGCCGGACTGCGCCGATCCCGACAAGGTTGACTGGCTCGGTCGTGATGCGGTGTCGCTGGCCATGTCGATCAGCGGCGAAGGCGTTCTCGCCCAAGAGTCCGTCGCTACCTGGCTCGATGCTTGGCATTCGGTCGACTCGGTGCCGGTCAAGGTCGAGATCGAGTTCCCGGCCACGACCATCACCTACACCGGCAAGATGCACGTCGAGAGCATCGAGGCCACGGCGCCCAATGGCCGCCGCGTCACCGCAACCATCAGCATGCAGTCTGATGGCGAAATGGTCCGCACCTCGACGCCGGCCAGCTGATGCGCGACGCGTCGGTCACGCTGACCTGGGCGGATGGGGACTACACTTTCCGCCTTGGGTGGGGCGAAATGGTCATGCTGCAGGAGGCCTGCGATGCTGGCCCTTACGAGGTATATGAGCGCCTCAAGGGCACGCGCTGGCGTGTGCAGGATATCGCAGCAGTGATGCGCCTCGGCCTCATCGGTGGCGGCGTCGAGCCTACGAAGGCTCTTGCCTTGGTGCGGGACTATGTCGAAGGCCGTCCTCCGCTGGAAAACGTGCCGTTTGCTCGCGGGATCCTCATGATTGGCATCATGGGAGCGCCTGATGGTGAACAGCCGGGGGAAGCCCGAGGGGAGGCGACGGGCGGCGCCTCGACGACCTCCCCAACGGAAAATTCCGAATAGCCGAAGTCTACGGTGCCGGCGCCGCGATGGGGTTCACCCCCCAGCAGGTCAACGCCATGAGCCTCTGGCAGTATTTCGCGGCGCTGAACGGGTACGTCGCGGCGAACACGCCCAAGGACACCAAGAAGCTCGGCGACCAGGAAGCGGACGAGCTCTTCTCGTGGATCGAGGAGGGGGGCCTCGGTCGCAGGTCGCTATCGACCCAGACCTACACCTGGGATGAGCGAGGGCCGCTCCCGGCCGGTATCGTGTATTTCGAGGTCGGATGATGGCGACTACGGACGTTGAACGCCTGGTGGTTTCGCTCGAGGCGAGCGTGACCAAGTTCGAGCGCGCCATGTCGCGCGCCTCCGGCCAAGCCGACCAGACGGCACGCAAGATCGAGACGCGCTTTACCAGGATGAAGGCAGTCACGAGCAATGCGCTCGGGAACGTCTTCGCGTTGGCCGGGGCTGGGCTTTCCCTCCGCGCCGCCCAGCAGGTTATCGACGCCTCCACGAGGATTGAGAACAGCCTGAAGGCCACAGGACTGGCTGGAGAGGATCTCACTAAGGTCTATGACGCACTCTTTCGGTCCGCCCAGCGTAATGCGGCGCCGCTAGAGGCGTTGACGACCCTCTTTGGCCGCGCGTCTCTCGTCCAGAATGAGCTGGGCGTCTCCACGGAGGACCTGCTCAACTTCACCGACAAGATCGGTGTGGCGTTGCGGGTGAGCGGCACCTCGGCGCAGGAAGCGAGCGGCGCGCTCCTGCAGCTTTCGCAGCTCCTCGGATCGGGCACGGTGCGAGCTGAAGAATTCAACTCAGTCCAGGAGGGCGCGCTCCCCATTCTCCAGGCTGTCGCCAACGGGCTTACGGAGGCGGGCGGTTCTGTCGCCACTCTCAGGAAACTGGTGATCGACGGCAAGCTTTCGTCCGAGGCTTTCTTCCGTGCGTTCGATGCCGGGTCCTCCATTCTTGAGGACAAGGTGGCCAATGCCGAGATGACCGTGTCTCAGGGCTTCGTTCGGCTGCAGAACGTGCTCATCGACACGGCGGGTAAGTTCGACGCGGCAACCGGCGCCAGTCGGATTGCAGGAAATGAACTCAACAACCTTGCCGGCATCATCGAGGCGTTCGGAAACCTCCTCGATCAGAATAAGGGGCCGATCGGGGACTTCTCAAACGCTATCGAATACCTGTTCTCGGAGAAGGCCGGCCGCGATTTCCGCAAGGCGTTGGGGCTCGATGCGATCGATGACTTCCTGGACGGCACCTCCCTCATCGAGGGCAAGGTCGGGTTCCTGTCACAGCAGACTGACGAAGCCGCAGCCTCGATCACCAAGGCGAGCGATGCCCTTCTTGATTTCGCGGCGGGTGCGCAGGGCGTGTTTGCTCCGGAGACCGAGGATGCTTTCAACGACCTCATCGCCCACCTGATTGACGGAACCGTCAATGCTGCCGAGGCGAAGAAAGCGATAACGGCTCTCGGTGACGCCGATCCCAAGTTCGACATCGTGGTCGGCGAGCTGAACGGCCTGATTGCCGTGTTCGACAACGTCACCCAGGCGGCCGCAAGGGCGAAAGCGGCGTCGGAATTCAGAGATATCGGTTCGTTCCCCACACAGTCTGAATTCAACGACACGCTCGGGATCGCGCCCAAGAAGGTATCGATCGCGGACTACCCCACTACGCCAGGAAGCAAGAAGGGAAAGACCGCAGGCCAGAAGTTTCAGGACAGCCTGGACGAGCAGCAGCGTCGGATCGACAACCTGCGTGAGGAGACGGCGCTCCAGGCAACCCTCAATCCCTTGCTCAACGATTACGACCAGCGGCTTACCGAACTGAAGACACGGCAGGAGCTGCTGAATGCCGCCGAGAAGGCCGGCATCGATATCACACCCGAGATGCGGGCCAGAATCTATGACCTTGCTCTCGGCTATGCGAACGCCACGGTTGAGGCCGAGAAGCTCGCAGAGGCGCAGGATAATGCTCGCCAGCAGATGGAGGACTGGTTCTCCACTTCGAAAGATATCACGCGGGGGTTCATTGATGACCTGATCGAAGGGAAATCAGCCGCAGAGGCCCTTGGGAACGCATTTCAGCAGCTGGGCGGCAAGCTTCTGGACCTTGGCCTCAGCAGCCTATTTGGGACCGGCTCTGGGGCAAACCCGTTCGGTTTGCTTGGACAGGCCTTTGGCATCCCTGGACGCGCCGCGGGCGGAGCCGTTCAGGCCGGCCAACCCTATATCGTCGGGGAGAAGCGGCCCGAGCTGTTCGTCCCGAACCAGAGCGGGACGATTGTGCCGCGCGTGCCTACGATGGCCTCCGTGCCCTCGATGCCTGGCGGCCCCAGCGGTGACGTCAATATCAGCTACGTGATCGACGCTCGTGGCGTCGACGCATCCGTCGTTGGCAGGTTGCGGACGGAACTTGAACAGCACAAGCAGATGCTCGTCCCAACGGTCCGAAACGAAATCATGCGCCGCCAAAAGTGGGGCGGGAAGTAGGAGGCCGACATGGCACTGACTGAGCCGATCGACCTGCTGTCCGGATTTCCGGGCTGGTCGACGTCGTTTGACCTGCTCTGGCGCCAGGAGCAAAGCCGACAGGCGAGCGGGCGGACGCGGGTGAAGGATCTGGGCTCGCCGCTCTGGTGGGCTTCCTACATTTCACGGTCCCTTTCGCCGAACGAACTCGACTACTGGCGCGCCCGGCTGGACGTCCTCGAGAACGGCCTTCTGACCTTCACCGGGTACTCGCTCACCAGGTGCTTCCCGATCGCGTACCCAATGGGCTCCTGGCCCACCGGCGACGACTTCGACGGGGTCTCGGCGACCATCCATACGCTGGGCGCCAACAACAAGTCCCTGCGGGTCACGGACCTGCCGGCCGGCTTCCAGTTCAGCATCGGCGACATGATCCAGGTCACCACGGCCACGGGGAAGGACTACCTGTTCCGGGTCAATGAAGCAGCCCTCGCCGACGGCACCGGACTGACGCCCACCTTTGAGGTGCGCCCACACTTCCCGGCTGGGGTGTCCGAGGGTGACACGGTCTCCGTGAAGCGGCCCAGCATCCCCATGGTGCTGATGCCCGGCTCGATCTCGTCCACGGCCGACGCCAGGACCGGTCGCGGCACGATCTCTTTCGACGCCATCGAGGCGCGGTAGAAGGACACTTGCAATGGCCCGTTCTTTGACGGCCGAGACGCTCAGCGCTCTCGCCGCGCGATCTCTCGTTGCCCGCGATTTCCTCTGGATTGTTGCCCGGACACGCGACACCGGCGAGGCCGTGTCGGTGGGCTTCTGGTCAGACCTGCAGAACGTCGATGCCCAAGTGATCGACCCTGATACCGACGTGGCTGTGACCCGGTCCTACTACGGCGCCGGCGGGCTGATCTCGATCAGTGACATTCCGCTGGTCTCGGTGCTGACCGTACAGAACGTCACGATCGCCATGTCGCAGATTGACGATCTCGTCGAGCAGGCGGTTCGCGACTACGACGTCAAGCAAGCCCGTGTCGAGATTCACCGCGGGCTGTTCGACCCGGACACGCGCGGGTTGGTTTCGCCGGCCTATTGCCGCTGGGTGGGCTTCGTCGACACCATCCAGATCAAGACGCCTGCGGAGAACGAAGACGGCGGCGTGACGCTCAACTGCGTCAGCCACACCCAGGAGATGACGCGCTCCAACCCCGACACCCGCAGCCATGAAAGCCAGAAGCTGCGCGACCCCAACGATGACTTCTTCATTGACGCGAATGTCGTCGGCGACTGGGACCACGACTGGGGCCAGATTTCCGGCAAGGTCGAAACCAAGCCCTCAGGCCTGTTCGGCTGGGGCGGGTTTTTGGGGTTCCTGTAATGTCGGTCACTTTCTCCTATGCGGACGAGAGCATACCGGCATGGGCACTGAAGGCGGCCGCGGAAGACCCCGGGTTTGACCGTCCCAGGGGTTGGAAATGGGTGCATGAGTGGCAGGGGCATGTTGGCGAACACGTCAGGCGGCAATGGTATCGAATCCCTCTTGAGTTGAAAGCCGCCATCATTGCCGACGCGCAGGGGCAGGCCGACGCGGAGGATTGGGATTGACCGTCCGCCGAGCCGAGCCGCGGGACCGCATGGCGGTTGTGCGGCTGCTGAAGGATGCGCATTCGGCGGCGGCCCTGCCGTTCGCATTCAGCGCCGCCCACGCCCTTGCACTCATCGACCGGCACATCGCCTCGCCCAATCTCTTCGCGGCCGTCTACGCCTATCAGGAGCGCCCCCTGGGCGTGCTCATGGCGTCGGCCCAAGACCATCCATTCGCCCCGATCCGCTATGCCTCCGAAACGGTGTGGTGGATTGCGCCAGAGGCACGGGGGCAGGCCGCCGGCGACATGCTCGATGCCTATGAGGCATGGGCCTTCGAACAGGGCTGCGCCTTTGCTGGCATGGCCGCGCTCGCGACCTTCCCGAGGGCCGGGATCATCTATCGCCGCCGCGGATATCGCGAGGCCGAAACCCACTTCATGAAACCGCTCGTCTAGCGGTTCGAGGTTCCCTTACATGGCTGTCTTCACCGCGATCGGCTCCGCGATATTCGGGGCCGGGACGTTCCTTGCTGGCCTCACGGCGGCGGGCCTGCAATTGGCTGCCGGCATCGCTCTCAACGCGATTGCCAAGGCCATCTCAGGCGAACCGCAGCAACAGGCCTTTTCCGTTCAGGGCAAGATCCAGGGTGGCGACGACGTTCCCCGGTCCATCAATCTGGGCTGGAACACGACGGCCGGGTCACTCGTCTATCAGAACGAGTGGGGCGAGGTGGACCAGACCCCTAACGCCTACAGCACCCGCGTCATCGCCATTGGCGACTACCCAGTCCAGTCCCTGGTCGGCGTCGATGTGAACGGCTCGCCGGTGACACTGTTGCCTGGCGATGCCACGTCGCTCGGCATTCCGGTCGCCGAGTACCGCAAGAACGGCCGGGACTATCTCTGGATCAAGTTTCACGACGGCACCCAGACCACGGCCGACCCGGTGCTGACGACCAAGGCGTCCTCGTCGGACCGGCCCTACAGCAGCCGGCGCGTGGGCAAGGGCATCCCGTACATTGTCGCGACAAGTCTGGGCGAGCAGGAGCTCTTCAAGGGCGGGTTCCCGCAGTACAAGTTCACGACCTACGGTGCCAAGCTCTACGACATCTCCAAGGACTCGAGTGTTGGGGGCTCGGGCTCCCATCGCTGGGACGATCCCGCGACCTGGGGCGGTGACGGCGACTACCTTCCGGCCGTCCAGCTTTACAACCTCCTGCGTGGCATTAGATGGAGCGGACAATGGCTCTATGGGCTCCAGGACGTTCCAGCGGCACGGCTGCCGGTCGCGAACTGGATCGAGCAGATCAACAAGTGCCGTGCCGGCATCGCGGGCCCGAGCGGTACTGAACCGACATACCGGACGGGTGGCGAGCTCCAGGTGGGCGCGCTCATCAATACCGCCGTCGAGGCGCTGCTCACCAGTTGCCAGGGGCGTCTGGTCGAAATCGGCGGCGCCTACAAGCTCTATGTGGGTGAGCCCGGCAGCCCGGTCGCGCAGTTCGACGATGGCCATATCCTCTCCACGGAGGAGCAGAGCTTCACGCCGTTCTTCGGCCTGGCCGACACCATCAACGGCGTTTCGGCGACCTATCCCAACCCCACCGAGTCCTGGAACAGCAAAGTGGCCCCGCCACTGCTGCGGCCCGATCTCGAGGTCAAGGATGGCAACCGGCGCCTGATGGCATCCGTCTCGCTGGACCTGGTACCGTATTCCGGCCAGGTGCAGCGGTTGATGAAGTCGGCCCTGCTCGAGGCCCTGCGAGCGCGCCGGCACACCTTCGTGCTGCCGCCCGAGTTCCAGGTGCTGGAGCCTGGCGATATCGTCGAGTGGACCAGCGAGCGCAACGGCTACCTCACCAAGCTGTTCCGGGTCGATGGCGTCGCCGATCGGGCCAATCTCGATGTCATGGTCGATATCACCGAAGTCGACCCATCCGACTATGATTGGGATCAGGAGACCGACTACCGGCCGCAGGTCGATGGTCCGGTGATCCGGGTGACGCCAGCACCGCAGCCCATCATCGACTGGGGCGTCTCGCCTTACACGTTCTATGACGAGGAAGCGAAGGCCCGGAAGCCTGGCATCCAGATCGTTTGGGATGGTGACCAGATCGATGTCCGGGCCGTGATCTACGAGGTGCGGCTCGGCGGCGATGTCGTTTCGTCCGGCGAGATTCGGGATGTTGCGGCAGGGTGGGCGGTGATCAGCGCCGGCCTGATCGGCAACACCACCTATGAGGTGCGCGGCCGATACGATCCCTACAGCGCGCGCCCGGTGGAATGGTCCTCCTGGCTCTCGGTCACGACACCCGATATTCCGGACGTGACGGATATCCAGGTGTCGCAGCTCGGCGACGATCTCCAGAACACGGTCGGCATCATCCGCGACCCGGCGATCTATGGATCGATCCCGCAGCAGTTGGCCGAATTGCAGGCGCTGGCCGACAGCCTGGCCGAGACCGTGATGAATATCTCGGCGACGGCGAAGCAGCGCCTGGACTTGCTGAGCGTAAGTCGCGACGGCAGCGCCGCGGCGATCATTCGCAACGAGACAGCGATCGTCGAGGAGGGCAGGGCTCGCGCCGAGGCAATCGAAGAGGTGCTTGCCAGCGTGGGCGACGTCATCGCCGATGGCTACCTCAAGTTCGAGGCCGAGGTGAACGGCACCGACAGCACGGCGGCCATCACGGCAAAGGTCAAGGCCACGTCAGGGTCGACGTTCTCCCAGGCGGCATGGATCCTGCGCGCCGAAGCGGATGGCCTCGGCGGCTCCGACGCGTATTTCGGCTCGCTAGGGAAGTTCTACGTTTTCGACAGCGTCGACGGCAATCCGATCCCGGTGTTCTCGGCCTCGGCCGACGGCGTCACGTTCGAGAACGGCTACTTCCGGACCCTGCGGAGCACCGCCACGTCAGGCGGCAACCCGTTCATCGTCCTTGATGGTGATACCGGCTTCTTCAGCTTTGGTGTGTGATGCGCGTCATTCGTGGTTTCCCCGAGGAGGGGATCGTTGCCTGTTTTGAAGAGGCCCCGGGCGGCGGCGACATCAAGGACATCAACTCGCTGTGCAATGCGCCAGCGAAAGATCCTGCTGGCAACCTGAGCGCGGTCTACTGGCACAGCGACTTCTTTCAGTACGAGTTGGCGCTGCCGCTTCAGACCCGCACCATCACCCACGCCGCTCTGGCGGGATACTCGCAGTACTATCAGATCACCTCCGTCGTCACGCCGGTCGGGTCCGCGCCGACCGACGGGATTTCATTTCGGAGGGTGGGGCAATCCAGGGCCACCGACATCGCTCTGGTGACCCACAACCTGGGCTACGTGCCGCTCTTCTTCGTGTCTTTCGGCGGCCGGGTCATCACCAACGGCTCGATCGTGCAGGTCGCCGGAAATGGATTGACGCGATGGGTGAGCCCCTATGCCACCTCGAGCATCATCGGCTTGCGGGAGTTTGCTGTGTCGACCACGTCGGCGCTGCCTGCGATCAACTGCACCTATCAGGCGCTCCTCTTCCGCAACACGGAGGCGCAACAGGGGCGCCCACTATTCGGGCTCGAGGGTGACAACCTGGTGGTCGGGAAAGGCAAGGTCGATACGTCAAAGCAATACCTGCGCGCGGCTCTGGCCGGCGAGACGGACTTCGATTTCGACACTGGCCGAACCATCGACATCCGCAATGGACGGTCTCGCCACGTCTCGGGCGGCATCACGACGACCGAGAGCGGGTACAACGGTGGCTTCGGCGGCTCCGGCTTCGTTCCGATGGGGGTCTAGATGGGCAAGGTTTTCCCAGTCGGCGGCCACATCCGCTTCGAAGATGCCGGTCGCAGGGTCTGGTCTTCTGACGGCCGCCCCGCCAACCTGCTGCCGGAGGAGACCTGGCAGACGATCGGCGTCACGATCAATTTCCCGGACTTCGTCAAAGGCAACGCCTATGGCTATGCGCGGACAGTGATTGACGCGCCGTTCCCCTCTGGCGGCACGTTCTTCGACACCGCCGTAATCACGACCATCCTGCCGCAGGAGTGGGGGCCGGGCGTCTCCGGCGCCCAGAACCTTCCGACCCAGGTGCTCGGCACTATCCCGGCCGGGAACTACATTGACGTCCGGGCAACGCTTTCGCGCACCCGAACTCCAAGCAGGTTCATAGACATCAGCGCCGGCGGCATCAGTGGCGGAGATGTGCTCAACATGGTACCGGCGCAGCAAAGCCTGCTTCGCGGCGGCTCGTGCCTTTGCGAGTCCACGTACATCTGGCGCCGCCTGTTCGAGGTGGTCCTGAGCGGCAACCAGATCGTGCTCAACCGCTATCAGTCCGTATGGGACAACGGCGAGACGATGCAGTGGGCGAGCGGCAACAACCCATACGTCCAAGATCGCTGGACCTATGGCGGGCCCTCCGGGGCCAACAAGGGCCATCCGGCCTACTTCGAGCGCAGCCGCCGAAGCTATTACAGCCTGCCAGAACCATGGCGCGGCGGGGCCAACGGTCTGCCGCTCGATGACAGCTCCAACTATTCGGCCAGGTGGGCCGGAACGCTCTTGATCCGCCCAGGATACCTGGTTGCGGCGGCCTGACGCTCGCACACTTTCGAGGACATCATGACCCGACTTTTCTCCGGCACCGTCTCGGTGACGAACGGATCGACCATGGCCGCAATCACCGCCGGCGGCCCGCTGACCAGCGCGAACTGTCCCGATGATGCGGCAGTCTCCATCAACGGCATCGGCTACCATGTGGCCAGCCTGACGGACACGATCAACTTCGAGCTTTCCCGCGCCTTCGCCGAGGCCGATGGTGAGTACCCGATCGAGATCGACCCCATGACGCCGGCGACGATCACCGTGGCCAATCTGGCGCGGCTGGCCGCCAATGTGCAGTACCAGCTCAACATCCTCGACAAGAACTCGCAGGGCCTGTTCTACACGCGTATCGGCGTGACCGGCGATGCCGACCCCGGTCCGGGCAACCTGGCGTTCAACAACGCCGACCCCGTTGCCGTGACCGAGCTCTACGTGGACAACGTCGACGCCAACAACCGCTCGGTCCCCGGTCTTCTCGACCTCTGGACCTCGAGCACGATCCTGCTCATTCGATCCCTGGCGACGACGGCCTACGTGGCGGTCAAGCTGGGCGCGAACGCCGCACCCCAGGGCGGGTACTATCGCGTCTCCGTGCAGCACGTAGACCATGACGGCGTCCTTGCCGACGGAGAGGCCGTCTCGGTGGGCTGGTTCCGAGTGGGTGAGGGGCTTCAAATCGATGCCGCCGGCCCCGTTGCTGACCTGTCGGACTTCGACGATGCCGAGGCGGGCTTCATCTATCTCTCGAGCGACGGCAACACGGCCACGACGCCGCCCAGTTCGGCGCTGCACTTCAAGACGTCGTCCGCTTCGGGTGACTGGGCCGAGCCCGCTCCACTACAGGGTCCGCCCGGGTTCAATGGCTGGGCGCCGCGTTTCGGTGTCGTGGCCGACGGCGCCCGACGCGTCATGCAGCTGACGGGCTATGTGGGCGGGACGGGCACGGCGCCAACCGACGATATCGGCAAGTATCTCGCGACGGGCGGCTATACCGCTACGATCGGGGACGCGACCGACATCCGCGGCGCGACCGGAGCTACCGGCGCCCCGGGCACCAACGGAACCAACGGCGTCGATGGCATCGACGGAACTGACCCGGGCATCTGGATGACCTGGTCGGAAACGACCACGGATGCAGATCCTGGTTCAGGGGTCATGCGGGCTGACAACGCCGACCTCTCGGCTGCGACCATGCTCTTTGTCTCCAAGGCCAACCGGGCCGGGGACGACGTCTCGGCGTGGCTGGCCCATCTTGTGGACTCCACCAATCCGACCCGCAAGGGAACGCTGACCATCTCCCGCACGGGCGGCAATGCCCAGGCGACCTTCGACCTGACGGCGCTTACCGATGCGACCGGGTATGTGAAGCTGGCGGTTTCGAACGGCAGCGGCGCGACGGGGTTTTTCACCAACGATCTCGTTTCGGTGCAGTTCAGCGCCGCCGGCGACCAGGGCCAGAGTGGCGACGGAACCGGCGACGTCATCGGGCCGGATGGCGCCAACAACAACGCCGTGGTAACGTTCGATGGAACGACCGGCAAGCTGATCAAGGATGGCGGGGCCCTCATTTCGGACTTCCCTACCAAGGCCAACAACCTGTCCGACCTCGCGAGCCTTCAGGTTGCCTTCGACAATCTATCCCTCAAGGGAGCAAACAAGGCCTCGGCGGCGACGCTTGATCTCGACACTGCCACCGGCTCGCTCTTGGATGTGACCGGAACGACCACCACCACGGCCATTACCCTCGCGGAGGGGCGGCAGCGGATGGTTCGCGCCACTGGCGCCTGGCCGATCACGGTCGGGGCCAATCTGATCCTCAACAATGGCGGGGCCAACTACACCTGCGCCGCTGGGGACATGATCCTGTTCCGTGGGTATGGAAGCGGTGTCGTGCGCGGGGTGATCTTCCCCATCTCTGGGCGCTCGCCGCAGCCGCCGGCAGATTTCACGGGCGACAGCGGGGCAGGTGGGGCAAAGGGTCTAGTGCCAGCTCCTGCGGCAGGGGATGCGGCGGCCAACAAGTTCCTCAAGGCTGACGGTTCGTGGGCGGCGCTCTCTGTAGGCGACCTCGAGGCAACAGTTGCGCTCGTGTCACTGCAGGTCTCCGACAACAGCAATGCGGCGCTGATACTTGGCCTTGCGGGAAACCAGATTGCCGATAGCTTCAAAGACACGACATTTGTCGATGTGGGTGGGGCAACGGGCCTGGACGATAGTGTCCCCGGCTTGCTCAAGCCAACCATCGCTGGCGGCTTCATAAGCCCGTCAGGCAAGACCAAACTCGGCAACATGACGGGCGGCGGTGGCCTGGCGGCCGCCTTCGATGGTGTAACCTCTCAAGGCTTCGCCGCTGGAGCCTCCCTCAACCCATCTGCCTCGGGATTTGCCAACACTCTTGGTATCGATTGGGGGGTAGGTGTCACCAAAACCGTAAATCGGTTCCGGGTATACGGCCCGAACGACCTCAACATTCTTGGCGGTGGTGGGGGAACAACCCTAAAGCTGCAAGGCTCAACCGACAACTTTGCGTCGTCCATCGTTGACTTGACGTCATCCTTGAGTTTCCCCACGGGGACATCCCAGTCGCTTGACGTGACCGCTGGCATTACGACGACCACGGCATATCGGTATCACCGGGTTATCTTCACCGGCAATAACACGAACGCCATCTACGTTGCTGAAGTCCAGTTCTATGAAGCCACCACCACCAGCAACCTGTCCGTGTCGTCGAGTACTTTTACTGCGGCGGTTGCGCCAACCAAAATGAAGGCATTCATCCGGGTCAAGGAGGTAGACGCGGCAGTTGCTGGCACGGATTACACTCTGGAATGCAGCCGCGACGGTGGCGCGACCTGGTCCGTCATGACGCTGACCGAGTTGTTCACATCAGCGTCGCCGACTGCCGGCATTCGCGTCGTTCAGGCGGCTGAGACCGACGTATCAGGCCAGCCATCCGGCACGGCCCCGCGGTGGCGTTTCAAGACCTCGGGAAACAAGATGATTGAACTTCACGACGTCTATTTCAGCTGGAGGTAAGCGACGAGTAGCCAAACTGTTTCGGCATCCCCTCGCGTACTCGGCATTCTAGCTCAGCATGCATACTGGCGGGGAAATGTTGCCGCCAACCACCGGATGATCCTTCGCGGATATGCATTGAGTCGGGGGTTGCCGGATCGCTGTTTCCAAAGACCTTGAAGCCGGAGGACCGGTAAGCCGGGGACTGCTTTGTGATCTCCATCTGCTTCATGTTGTCAAACGACCCATATGCTACGGCCTCCGACAAGGCCTTGTGGTCAACGTCATCGCCCAACCACTCGACAATTCGATGCAATTGCTTGCGGGGATCATGTTTGGCGTCCTCGTAGCGCCAGACGAGGACGTTCTCTGCGCCGGATCGGCCGATGTGCTCATCCCAGAGTTGGTAGAAGCGAAGGAATTTCGACAATCCAAAGACCGGGTTATCGACCATATCAGCCGGGGTCCCGAAGAGGCGCCTGGGCCGAACGCGGTAAGCCTCATGCATGTAGAGCGAAACCAGGGCATCCAAGGGGTGGCGAACCAGCAGCAACACGCGCCCGCCGTCGTGCGGGAGCGTGACATTCTCGTGCGAAAGGTCGTCGGCCGTCTGGTTATCCCACTCGAGGGGCTGATGAGTGAAGTAGCCGCTTGCGAAGGCGCGCTGCTGTTTCAGTATCTCGACGTCGCCGTTGTCGAGTAGCACGTCGTCAGCAATGGCATGCCGGATTTTGATGTACCGACCGAGCGAGAACCGCAGCCATGTATTCCCAACCTTGGGGAATGCAACGGCTACGAAATCAGTGGTGGAGGGTGCGAAGAATTTCCGAACGTCGAAACGACGTAAGCCAGCCAGTGCCTTGATCAAGTGCTATCTGCCCTCCGGTTGTTGGAAATGCATCCGGATACATTGATAGCCGCAATCGATGGACTTAACCAGCAGGAATGCCCTTACACGCCGGCGGAAGCCTCAGGTCTCTTTCATCCTCAGACAATAGGTCTTCCCCCGCTGGGTCGCATGGGCCCGCTCGGGCTTCCCCATGGCAAAGTCGAGGGCGGCCAGCTCCACAAAAGCGGCAGGACTGATTGCCGCGCCTGGCTTTTCGCAAAGCGTCTTGAGGGCGTCGGTGGCGGCTGGGGATAAATCGGGCGCGGTCATGCGCCACCGCTAGCCGAGTCGGCTGACGAATTCCAACATCCACAGGAGGCCGACATGGCCCTCAATGCTGCGTTCTTTGACGCGGTGCGATCCTCGTTGTTCGGGGGCTCGCTCACCCAGGACCATGTTGCGGCGCTGACCGCAATCGAAGCTGCATGGGGCAAGCATGGTGACGGTGACCCCGCGAAGCTCGCCTATGTCCTGGCCACCGCCTACCACGAGACCGCTCGCTTCAAGTACATGCGTGAGATCTGGGGGCCGACGGCCGCCCAGAAGCGCTACGAGGGCAGGGCCGATCTCGGCAACACGGTGGCCGGAGACGGGAAGAAGTTCCTGGGGCGCGGTTTCGTGCAAATCACGGGTCGCCGGAACTATTCGGATTGGTCGCGGCGCCTCGGGCTCGACTTGCTCAAGGAACCCCAGCTCGCCGAAGAGCCCGCGATCGCTGCCCGCATCCTCGTGGAAGGCATGATGCTCGGCACCTTCACCGGGCGGAAGCTCGCCGACTACGTGACCTCAGCCGGAGCCGACTACCGCAACGCCCGCCGCATCGTGAATGGCCTCGATCGGGCCGACGATATCGCGGGATACGCTCGGACCTTCGCAGCGGAGCTTGCCAGAGCCGGGAAGCCTGTTGCGAAGCCTTCGGCTCAGACGGAAGCGAAACCGCCGCCTGTGAGTACGCCTGCGCCCGCGCGGGGCGCTCCCATTACCATCATCATCCTCATCATCGCCCTGGCCATCGCCGGGGCGTTCTTCTTCTTCATGCACTAGGAGGCAACCATGCTGACTTCCATTTTCACTACCCTGGCCACCAACGTTGTCCTGGGCTGGCTCTGGCGCCGGCTTCAGGAACTGCTGGGTGTCGGTCTCGCCATGGCTTCGTTCTATGCCGCCATGCCGCCCGATGCCCAGGCTGCCGTCTCTGCGATCCTCACCGGGCGCGGAGGCGGGCTCACGGTCACGGCGGCCGTAGGCCTGCTCTGGTACATCTGGACGCAACTCCAGTCCTGGAAGGCGACGACGCGGCCGCAGATCGTCACCTCCGACAAGACCAAGATCACGCTCCCCACCTTGAGCAAGGACGAGGCCCTGGCCGTGGCCAAGGCGCAGACCGGGCGCGATCACACCTTCGTCGGCGAGAACCTCTGAGCCTCACCGCACCACAAACCACACCAGGGGGCTGATCCTAGTGACGACCAACAACGAGAAATCCGAGATGAACATTCAGCGCCCGGCCTTGCGATACGAGTTCAACCTCAACACCATCGTGCAGTTGGTGGGGTTCGCCGCCATTATCTGGGGCTTCGGCCAGGGGTGGGGAAACCTCGACAACCGCGTGAAGGAACTGGAGGAGGCTGGCGCGAAGCGCGACCAGCAGATCGCCACGCTTCAGGTCGATTCCCGCAAATACGACAACCTGGTCTACCGCGTCACCGTGGTCGAACAGGCCTCGGCCGCCGTGACGCAGAAGATTGACGCCCTCCAACAGGCCGTCAACGACCAGTCCGGCGACATCCGGGTGATGCGCGAAATCCTCCAGAGGATCGAGAACCAGGCCAAGGCAGCCGGTATCCGCATCGGCATGCCCCCGGCGGTGGCTCGTGCAGTGGTGGAATAAGTGCGGGCGGAGAGGGGTTCTGTCTCCGCCCGCTGGAGCTGCCTTCGTGGGCGTGAAGGCGGCGAAAGTAATGAGCCGTCGTTTGAGCGAACGCTATTGGGATAAATGCCGATCCGGCGAAAAATGAGCGATCAGCGCCTGGATCTTCGGTCGCTTCTCCGGAGGAGCTCGATCGAGCAGGTGTTTGAGCAAGCCGATCTGTGTTTTGATCACCGCTGCAGCGTCGGGATCCGTCGATAGATGCCAAGCCCACAATGCCTTGCGGATGCGGATGATCAGCGCATCCACTTCGCGTCCCGAAAGCTCGTCGACCGACTTCATTGGCGTCGCACCCTCCTTACCGATCGCAGTGTGCCTACTTTGAGGTGTAGAGGTTGGTTGGTGTCCTCTATGGGCTCGTCCTCACGATCCGCGTCGCCATCGATATCGTCGAGAATCGCTATCAACTGCTCGATCAGAGCTTCCACCTTCTCCCTTGTTTCTTTGGGCAACATCGGGATCACCCCTTGGTGTCTAATAGGCGAAGTGCACGCATCGAGGCGTGACCTGCCATTCCAATGATGATGTGGTCGTGCACGATTATGCCCAGCGGCTTCGCGACGTCGAGGATTGAGCGCGTCATCCTAACGTCGGCCGCCGATGGGGCGGGATCGCCCGACGGATGGTTGTGCACAAGGATGAGGGCCGTGGACGAAAGTTCGAGCGTGCGCTTTATGACCTCGCGGGGATAGACCGGCGTATGGTCTACCGTACCATGCTGCTGGACCTCATCGGCGATGAGGCGGTTCTTCTTATCGAGGAACAGGACATGGAACTTCTCGATCCGCTCGAAGGCCAACCGGACGTGGAGGTAATCCAGGAGGTCTCCCATGGAGCTCAGGATGGGCGCTGTGGGATTGATACGATCCCTGGCCACGCGCTCGGCTGCAGACTTGATGGCGTCGAGCAGAGAGTAGACTGCTGGGTCAGCTGTGGGGACGAGGTGGGACTTGTTCTGGGCAGCGGCGAGGACGCCTGAGAGCGAGCCGAATGACCCAATTAAGTGTGTTGCCGTTTGCCGGGCCGAGGCGCCGACTACAGGCCGCAGAAGCTGAGCAAGAAGGTCGCGATCCGAAATTGCAGCACTGTGTTGAAACTCATTTCCGAACATATGCCCCTCATTCTGCTGTTGAATATTCCAACCTTCCTCCCGTGGGGCGCATTTCAGCTATTGGCATTTTTCACAATTACGCGCGGATTTGATCCGTTCGTGATCACGATGCGCCTGGTGGCGACTCGGCCGGCTTCTTGAACGTGTCGGGCAGCGCAATATCGGCCGCCAGATTGAGCATCTGGTCCTTCTGGGCCTCGGTGTAGAAGCCCTCGAGCTGGTTCCAAATCTCCTGGAACGCGATGCGGCCGCGCCGCGCCTCTGCAGTCTTCTCCCGTTCGAATGTCTCGTTCCAGAGCTGCATGGCAGCCCGTATCCACTCATCCTGCTGCTCGGTCAGGATCACCAGTCTGTCCGTCATCTTCGCACCTCCGCAGATGTCAACGCGCGTTCTCTGAGCGCGGTTCATCTCGGCCTATTGTTCACGGCTTGTTCACGTTCTACTCGTTGGGCATGTCCGAGTCCAAGAGCAACATGCCGGAGATGGAGTGGCGCCCGGCCGCAACCGGCGGAGTGGTCGCCTATCCCAACGGAGACCAGCACCAGGAGCAATACCTGCTCATCTCGGCTGAGCAGAGGGAGCGGCCGGTCGGCGGCCGGCGTTTCGACTGGTTCATCCACTGGGAAGGACGTTTCCACGGCATGCACGGCTCCCCGACGCTGGAGGAGGCCAAGCGCTCGATCACGGAGGCCTGGTGGCTGGCGATCGAACGAACCGAAGACTGGAGGCCGGGCGATCTTCCGCTCGACCTCTATCCGCGCTCCGATCCCTATGCTGGCGTCGACTGGTCGCGCGCAGCCAGGCTGCACGAAGAGTTCAGGGCCAAGATGAAGCGGCTGCACGACGAGCGCATTGCCGAGCGCGCCGCGAAGCGCAAGCTGGCCAAGGCTACCGAGCTGGGTCGGCAGGGAATGATTGGGCCGCCCGATCCTCGCCGCGGTCGAATCTGGAAGCCCAAGGCGTGA